GAGTTCAGGTTCTCCGACAAGGAAAGGACAAAGTTCGTCCCTGCCAGCGAGGCAAACGGTGACTGGGCGAAGCTTGCAATTCCGAACATGGGTTACTCGGGTTGGGGGTCAGCGGGTAGCGGCTTGTTGCCTTCTTCCAGCCACTTCAGGTACTGCTGGTAGTCGGTGTTGTCGGGGTCTTCGGGAATTGACAGGACGGGAGCGCCGTTCTGAAGTTGTACGATCATGACTGGCGATTGCTCTGACAGCCCTTGTTTTAAAACTGTGTACTGACTCATTTCAAAGCTCCGCAGAAGCAGCCCAAGAAAAATCGCCTTCCCACATATACATCGATGCGGTTGTGGGAGCTGTTCCTCCAGCGACTCTATTGCTAACAAACCGAACAGCGTTTGAGGAGATATTCAGTGCAGTGAACGTATGGGCGGCGTTAGCACTGACAGTGTTATTACCAGGGATTACCCATACATTTGTTGCTGTAACTGTGGGCACTGACGGAGTAGCTCTTTTTGTGACCACAAAAGGGATAGCAACGCAAGAGAAGCCAGCCGCAGAACCGGGGGCGGCGTTGGGGGAATATTGCCCCGCGAGTCCGGTAGACGGGACCACACCAGCTTCATAGTACCGCTGGCACTGGATCAACTGCCGCCCGTAGTCAAGGCGCTCGAAAGGCTCGGCCACAGTGCCTGCTTCCAGTTGCACCCCGGTGATGTAGAAGGTTGCGCCGTTGGTGCCCACGACCGAGACAGAGCCAGTCGGTTGAACCAAATTGGCCGATTGCCATGACCCGGCAGTTCCTGTGTAAGTAGAGCCAGAGCCAAGACCAAACGTAACGCTCAGACCCCTTCCGTTAGTCGTATTCCAAGTGCCGGAAGTATCGCCAGCGATGGTGACAGTTTTCTGTTCCCAAGTATTTGAAGCGCTGATCGTGTAAGTAAACGGATAAGACCTGCTGGCATTAACGTTGCCCAAAGAGCCGCCAAAGGTTCCAGTTAACGAGCTACGAACCCAGAACGACAAAGTAACCGTGACTGCCGATGCGGTTCCGAATGCAAGGTCTGATACGTTAAAGCCCTCAATCCTTTGTGTCAGCAAAAACGTGTCGCCCGTCAGGACTGAGTACGCAGACGTAGAAGTCACGCCTAGATAGTTCGTAAACCCAGTCGGCGGTGTGACAGAACCTGCGTTTTGCTGAACGGTCAATTTTCCTGTCTGTACGTTTTCAATCAGCCAACGATCAAGGGTGTAGCTGTTGTTCGGCGTCACACTCGCCCCAGCATTGCGCTGGTCGATGACCATGTTGCCGTTGATGATGCGGTTGCGAAAGCCCATCGAGCTGGGCGGGCTGGCGACCCCGGAGAAGACAGCATTGCTGCCGCCGCTGGCGTCTTGGAAGGTGTTTGCTTTTACGAGGCTCATGCTTGTGCTCCTTGACGAGCGGCCTCTTGGGCCTCGTATTCAGCCTGACGCTCTGCGGCGCTCTTGACTGGCGCGGCGTTCACAATGTCTTCCTTTGTGCCGGAAATGGTTCCGCCAACTGCTGTGATGCGCTCTACCTCTGCGGCAACAATCTCTTCAATCGCGATACGGCAACGATTGTGAACAGCGTTGTCAATCCAATCTTGAGCCGACAATGCCACAACATGAAGCGCTTTGTCTTCTGCATCAGAAATGGTAACCGTATAAGTTTTGGTCATAATAATCCTTGTACTTTAGCCAATTAACTTGATGGTTGTCGCGTTTGCGCCTGGGCCATACCACTGGCCACCGCTGCCAGAAACACGAACATCAAGGATGTCGTTAGCTGCGGCACTCACCAAGCAAACAAACCCCCCGTTCTGTTCATCCGCGTTCCCGTTCGTGATGCATCGTAATTGGCGGGTGGCGTATGCAGCGCCGTTTTTGTACACCCAAGCGTTGAAAGACGCATTACCAATTGAAAGCGCATTAAAAGAAACTTCGTAAACCCCGGCAATCGGGCAGGTGAATCTGCCGGTGCCGGTGTTGTAACAGCTACCCACGTTCACATATCCAAGGTTGCACTGAAAAATGACGTAGTTCGACTCGCCAGTGTTGTTGTAAGTGCTGTCATCACGCGCACCATAAAACATCGGCTGCGACGGTGTTGTTACGCGCCCAGAAGCATCCATTGCAAACGAGCCAGAAGGTGCGCTTGCATTCACGCTGAACTGGGCAGGCAATTGACTTACGGCAACAGTAGACGCAGACGACAGCACCGTGCCCGTTTCGGCAGGCAACGTCAGGGTGTAGTTGCTGTTGCTGTTGGGCGAGGCAATCGTGAAGATGCCCGTGCCCGAGGCGTTGCCTTGAACTTTAATTTGTGACACGTTGTTCCCTTTCGCGTTTTAGCCACGGCGCAATTCGCCCCGGCACGTAGCCTTCTGGTGCAAGTTCTGGCTTACAAAAAACAGTTGCTGCACCGTTATTAAACCAAGCCTTGCCTTTTGCGTACACCCCGATTTGCGCCCGTCGCTCTTCGGAAAGCGGCTTCCTACTTTTGCCACGGAGCGCCGCGCCTATCGCGGCTTTGTGTTCTTCGGAATGACGGCGTCCTTGTTTTGCACGCGACATGGCTTTTTTGGCTTCTTCGCTGAGCGCCCAGCCTCGGCCTCTTTCTCCACCAGAAGAATAGTTGGCCATGTCAAAACCCGCATTCTTGAATGCAGCGATCAAACACGCCTCCAGCGACAACGCGGAGTCTTCGCTGTCACACTCCATGAACCGCGCAAGAATGGCACCCTTGCCGTACTTGGCAACAATCCGCTTGTGATGCGAATTACGCCCAGAATAAAAATCGCGTGCGCGCTTGCGCGTGCCCTTGCCTACATAAAAAGGCTCCCCGTTTGGTCGGCAGTGCAAGTAGACGCCGAACACTTGGCTCATTGTGCGGCTCCTTCAAGCGCGGCGATGCGGGCGGCTTGACTATCTACGATTGCTCTGAGTTCCTGCAAAGCAGCGGTCAGCGTGGCGACCAGGAAGCTGGTGTCGATGCCTTGGGGCTTGATGTTGCCGTCTTCATCAACGGCGTCTTTCTCGCCGCTAACAGCGTCAGGGCAGACCTCGGCAAGTTCATGGGCGATGAAACCTTGGCTGACCTCGCCTGTGGACTTCCACTTATAGGTGCAAGGCTTGAGTGCTGCCACCTTGGCAAGTGCTCCCACCATCGGTTGCACATCTTCTTTCAGGCGATAGTCCGAGGAAGTAACGTAAGAGGTGTTAGTTGTTGTGCAACTAATTGAACCAATTTGCGTAGTAGAACTATTAAAAAACCTTGCCGCATCATATCCAGCATTGTTTGTTGGTCTAGTCGCTATTCCGCAATAAGTTCCTGTATCAAAAGCTAAACTTATCAATCCAGCATTGATTTGAGTTGTAGTTCCAACTAGCACCGCGCCGACCGAGGTGATGCGGGCGCGTTCGGTGGCGGCGGTCAAGAACGTCAGCGCATTGGCTGCGTCAGTAGCCATTCGCACAGAGCCATCAACCACATCATCAGAGCCAACAAAATTGAGCCAGCCGTTGGAGTTGACGCCATCAGTGCGTTTGACAGTCATGCCGCCAGGGTTGGTGTTAAAGCGCGTAACCTCGCCCGAGCTATCAATTCGCACCCGCTCCGTGCCGCCCGTAGCAATAGCCACCGTGTCAGCGGCCGGGAAGAACATCCCGGTGTTGGAGTCAGCGCCCTGCACAGAAGGGGTGCTAGCAGAGCCGTCAACTCCGGCAACGCCCGTGGTTCCGCTAATCGTTACTGCCATAATTTTCTCCTTAGACCACAGTCCACGTTGCGCCGGTAGAGACCGTCACCGTGATGCCGCTGTTGACCGTCACAGGGCCAAACGACCCGCCGTTGTCCGTGCTGGCAATCGTGTAGTCAGCCGCAATCGTCTGAGAGTTCACAAAGATGCCATTGGTGGCGTCAAGGATTGAGGCCTGAAACTCTCCGGTGCTGGGCCTGTACAGCAGCTTGGCGTTGCTGGTAAAGACCGTCGTGGCAGAGCCGCTCGTCGCGTTGGCAAACAACGGAAAGACGTTCGTGGCCGTCGAGGTGTCGTTGCTCAGAGTTGCGCCACCCACCGGATTCCAAGCAGGAGAAGAGCCGCTGTAGCCCTCAAACTGGTTGATCGTCGTGTTGTAGCGCAGCATGCCGGTCACAGGAGACCCAGGCTGCTGACCGGACGTTCCCTTGCTGATCAGCAAAGCACCGGTGGAGCTGAAGGTCGAGTCAGCGGTGGCCGTCAGGGCTCCCGTAACCGCTATGGTCGAGCCGTTCCAAGTCAGGTTGGACGAAGCGCCAAAAACGCCGTTGTTGTTGAACTGGATCTGAGTGTTTGATCCCGCCACAACGCCCGCGCCACCGTTGCCGGCAATGACACGAACCGTGCCGCCGTTGTCCTTGTAGTACAGCCGGCCATCAGTAATGTTGATCGCCAGTTCCGCGCCGTTGGTGTTGTCCAAATTCGCTGCCAAGGGAACGGCAGAAGCCGTCGAACTGGCATAGAGCTTGATCGGGGTGTAGCCTGTTTGAGCCATCAGAAAGTTCCTCCAGAAATACCGCCAGTCAACTGGCTGGTACTGGGGTTGCAGGTTATGGACGAGTTTACCAACTGGGGTAGGTTTCCGGTAGTGGCAGAGACGAACGTCAGGTAGTTAGTTGCGTTCGTTGAGTTCGCCGTGATCGCCGTATTGGCGGCGTTTGTGGCGTTCGTTGCCGACCCCACCGATAGGGTGCTCTGATCCACGTACTGAGGAGCCGAAGCACCAGCGGTCAGAACAAAATTGGTCGTGCCCAAGGCCAGCTTGGCCAAGGAGGTCGAGCCCGAGGCATACAGAAGGTCACCAACAGCGTAGGAGGTCAGCCCGGTGCCGCCATAGAGCGCCCCAATCGCGGAGGCGTTCCATGTGCCTGCGGTCAGGGTTCCAACGCCCGTGATGCCGGTGTAGGAGCCGCTGATGTAGGCAGATCCCACGGTGCCAGAGGTGATCTGGTTGCCGTTGATGGCAATCGGGGTATTACTGGCGCTGGTGATCTGGCCCTGAGCATTAACAGCAATCGTCGGGACGCTCGAGGCAGATCCGTAGGTGCTGGCGCTCACCCCGGTGTTGGTGATGCTAAAGGTCGTCCCCGTCAGCGTCAGACCCGTACCAGCAGAGTAGACCTGGGAGGCCGAGAACTGGGTGAACGTCAGGTTGGTCGTGCCGATGATGATCGGGTTGCTGGTCGTCAGCACATACGACTCACCCGCGCCGGTCAAGCCTTCTTGGACAAAGAAGTAGTCACCCTGGCCTAAGCCGGTGGTGCTGTCAGGCTTGTAGGTGTTCTCAGCCGTGGCCCGAGTCAGAACCCAAGGCACCGCGCCGCTACCAACCGTCGTAACCGTATAAACGCCGTTCTCATAGGCATTAACTTGGTTGTAAACAAGAACCCTATTGGTAGATGACAGGCTTACCCCGTCAATTTGGATGGCGGCAAGCGCACCAGCGTTGGTGAGAGTCGCCCCCACACCAGCGTTGACCAAGCCGGCAATCGTCAGACCCGTCCCGTTGATCAGGGTGGTGATCTCCGGGCCGTTATAGGACAGAGACAGCGTGACCTGATTAGCCGCCGGAACCGAGTACACGTAGTACGCAGTACCCGCAACGATGCCGTTGGCGGTGGACGAAAAGACGATCTGATCATTAACAGACAGGCCCGGAGACGTAGAGAACGTCAGCGTCGTCCCGCCCACGATGTCAGTGACCGTTACCGCGGTTCCGCCCGGCGTGTACGTGGCATTGAGCGCGGTGGGGGTCTCGACCCGAACCGGCGCGTGAATGGTGATGCCGCTTGAGACAGCATCGTCCACATACTGCTTGGTAGCCAGTTGCAGGGCGCTTACAGGGCCTTGGGTGACCGCAACAGAGGTCAGGCCAGCCAAGGTGGCGCTCGAGGCTCCAAGAGCCACAGAGGTCGATCCCAGCGTGATAGAGCTGTTGGTCAGCGCCGAGTTTGGGATGTTCGACAGCGTGTTTGTAGAGCCGCTGATCGACTTGTTCGTAAAGGTCTGGGTGCCCGCCAGCGTGGCAACAGTCGAGTCAATTGCAATCGTGACCGGACTAGAGCCGTTGTAGCTGGTACCCGAGAGACCCGTGCCAATCGTCAGGGCGTTTGAGGCCGTAGCGGTCACGGTCACGGAGCCACCCAGGGACACCGAAGAGCCGTTGATCGTGATGGCGCTGTTGGTCAAGCCCGAATTCGGGATCGTGGCAACCGCGGTAAAGGGGCTGGTTCCGTTACCGACCAGATAGCCGGTCAGGGCGGTAGCTCCAGAGCCGCCATTGGCGACGTTGAGCGTCCCGCCAAGGGTGATAGCACCGCTAGTCGGTGCAGCGGGGGTCAGGCCGGTAGATCCGCCGTTGAACGAGGTCACCCCGCCAGCGGTTGAGAACTGCGACCAAGCGACCCCGTTGTAGCCATCAAAAGTCTGGGTGTCCGTGTTAAAGCGGATCTGACCCGAGGTTCCTAGCGGCTGTTGGGCTGTAGTCCCGTGAGGAAGCACCACACCGCCAGTGCCCGGAAGCACAGCGTCATCAGCAATCCCAATGGTCGGATTGCCCGGTCCACCCCCGTTGGCGACATCAATCTCGCCAGCAGTTCCCACGATGTCAACCGCGGTCGCTCCGGTACCGGACAAGGCAACAAGACCAGAAGACCCGCCAAGGGCCGCCAAAGCCGCTGCACGGCCATCCAAGGCGATTGTGGGGTTGCCGGATACTCCGTCCCCATTGGTGACCGCCAGACCGACTCCAGAGGCTGTAATGGTGCGGGACGCGACCGTGGAGGTCGAGGTCTTAGCCATGATGCCCGCAGCGGCGTTCTGGAACTGCAAAGCAGCACCGGTGAGCTGCACCGTCATCGCAGCCTGCGCACCGCCATCGACCAGCGTCACGCCGTTGTTACCGGCCAGCGAGCGGCTGTTCGGGAGGGTGGGCTCCTGATTAACGGTCAGGAACGTCTGGGTCAGGTTCGGGGACGCAGCAATAGCCTGGGTGGTGGTCTGAACCGTCACCCCGCTTTGGACGATGGGAACTAGCTCGGTCCCGGTTAAGGGGCCGGCTGCCGGCAACTGGGAAATTTGAATATTTGGCATATCAAACCGCTATTCCATCAAGGTTGCCGTTATTTTCCGGCGTCTGTGTGTTCTGCTCAGTAGAGATCGTGAACCCACCAAAACCACCGCCGGAGACTAGCAAATCATTCGGGTCCGTCGCCACGCTGACATCCGGGCGCGGAAAGCGTAGGGCAATGCGCTCCGTCTTGCGGGCCGGCAGTCGATACGGATCTTTCTCATCAGCACAGTTGTTCTGGCATACGCGCAGCCCCGGAAAGTTCGGATCAGGCATCTGCTCATCAATGGCTCGCTTCATCTTGCAGCGGTCGCAGACGAAGATTGCCAGTGAGGCATTGCCTAGAGTATCCAAAAAACGGGGCATGCTACACCCAAAAAGTAATCATCTTGTGTACACTCCAATCGCTGGTGCATAGTAGATCGGCGACTTGTCGCGCTCTTCCTGCTCGGCTTGATTAAAGTGCTTCTCGGCCTGCCCCTCGAGGTAGGTGATCCGCGCCACATCCACGCCGGGCAGCTCCAGGCTCATCTGGTGAGCCAGCATGGACTGAATCGCCAGATACCAGCGCTGGGGGATCTCCAGCTCATCCGTGAGGTCGCCCACATCCATGATCTGGCGCGAGTACCACACCGTCATCTGGATGAACGGGTCGCTAGGCGTGGGCCACAGCGTGATCGTCGCCTGCGGGATGGTGCGGTTGAACCAAAATTGGTACGGCTGGTTGGCCGTGAAGTTCTTGTTGGGCAGGTTCGTGTAATCGTCGCGGTTCAGGCGAGCCATGGTGATCTCGCGGCTATTGTTGCCGACGTAGAACTCACGCACCTGAAGGGTGTTACCGCCCGTCTCACGCATCCGGTAGAACTGCCGAGAAGCGCCAGGGTCAATGTCGTACCACAGCCACTCATTGTTGACCCAGGTGGTCACACCGGTGTCTTCCAGCAGGCTCCAAGTCACGCCGTCGGTAGAAGTCTCCAAAAGGATGTGAAAACTGCCCGAGACGCCCGGCAAAATGCCGATGGAGCCAGCGTAGATGTCGTTGTTGTTGCCGTAATTGACGCTGATGTTGCCGTTTGGCGCAGATTGGATGCAAACCGTGTCAATATCGTTGTCAAAAGCGTTGTTTGCCACGCCAGAGGACGCCGAATAGCCGCCCGTAGGCCGCTGCATCTGCCGATACAGCACGTTGAGCACATCCACGCCGCCAACAGGCAGCTTGTACTCGTACTGATCCGCTTTCAGGCCGTAAACCTTCTTGCTGATGGCCCAATACTGGATGCCGATGTTGATCAGGTTGCTCAAAAGGTAGAAAAGCGACTCTCGAGCGCTCAAAACCTGCTCGCTCGTGAGCTCTTCAGCCAACTTTCCAGACCGGCGAGCGCCATGATCAATCAGTGTCTGCACACTGATGACGGTTTGACCGACTGTTCCGCTGTACGCCATTATTATTTCCTCTTGCCTACCAACCTGGGCATGACCAGCGCTTCATGGAGGCCCTGGAGCGGCTTCCTTTTTCGCTTTTCTCTGCAATAGACCCCATTCTCGCGCAAAAGGAGTCCCTGCGGGAGCCACCTTGGGGCTGCGGAGCCTTCAAATTAGCCCCCGTCTCGCGGTTGTACTTGGCCCGGCCCTTGGCAGTGAGCCCCGCACCGCGCTCTACAGGCATTTTTTCGCCCCGACCCACAGCCAGACTAGGCCCGCCCTCTTTCATGCGCTCTGGCAGCTTGCTATAGGCCTTCTTGCCCTTGTTCGACTGGGTGAACTCAGCCGCAGTCGAGGGGCTGATGCCGACCTTCTTGGCAAACTTGGGGCTGCTTTCTGCGGCCTTCATCAGCCGGAACTGGGCTTGGGACTTGGCGGGCATGATTTAAGCCACCTGAACCATGACTGCAATGATCGATGGAATGGCAGGATAGGCAGGAGACACGCTTGCAGGCAGGTGCTCCAGCGTCACGGAAGTGCTGGTAGGCAACCAAACGATCTGCACATAGTCGTTTGCGTTCAGATCCAGCAAAAACGTCAGCGATGAGACGCTATAGCCAAAGATGCCAGCACTCTTTCGAGCGGGAACTGTGTACTGGGTTGCAGAATTTGCCAGATCAACGCCATTAATCCGCAGCCAAACAGTTGCATCCTCTTGAGCGTTCGTCGTGTTTTTGAACTGAGCGCTAAATTGCAGGTTGTACTTGCCAGTGTTAGGCACAGTAATTTGGCTTCCGCTAACTAGCGTGATGCCATCACTGATGTCAGTCGTGTTGAACGTCATGATCGTGCCGGCGCTGATGCTGCCGGTTTGATCAGTGCCATCGCTCCAGGCGCCATAAGCGTTGTCAAACGCACGGATGGAGCTCAGAGTTGTCTGTACGTTGGCGCCACCTTGAACAAGCGGAACAAGTTCTGCGCCCGTCAAAGCAGACGCAGAAGGCATCGCGGAGATTTTTTGGTCAGGCATTACGAAGCCTCCAAGATGATTTTGTTGTCATCCTCTTGCAGCACATAGCCAGGGGATGTTTCATCGGCAATATAAAAAGTGGCTACAGGCGTAGCTCCGTACAGGTCCACCACCCCATCGTCACCAACGTCCTCGCCAATCCCCGCGCCAACGGCATTTACAGCGCTGGTTTGACCGGCAAAACCATCCGTGGTGTTTGCCTGATTGGCGACTCCGGTGTAACCGACATGCGGCATTTAGATGCCCGCCTGAACGAGTTTCAACGTGGCCGTGCCAGTTCCAGAGTTCACCAGCACCTTGATGCCGGTCACCGGAAAAGCGTAGTTGCCATCTTGGTTGGTCGTCTCGCCAGCAATCGTCGGATGAGAAAACCAAGTTGAGAAACCAACAGCGGGGTCATCAAAGGTGTGCTGCACGGTGTAATCCACCGTCCCAGTCACAAGAACACCAAAGCCCACATTGAAGGGGCTGATGTTTGTATTCATCACCAAAGCGGAACTGGAGCCAGTACCCGTCTTGGAAACAGTCTGAACTTTCATTTTGATACCTCAAGAAAGGCGGGGGCCGAAGCCCCCACCTTATTTCAGCACTTCACCGCACCGCCGCGCTTCTTGGCAGGGGTGACAGTCACAGACTTCTCAGTCTTGGTGACGCTACCCGAGGGCAGATCAGGCTTATCGCCCACTCCGCCAAAGAAGCCTTTGATACGTTTGATGGCTCGACCGGGCGCACCAAGAATGGTCTCGCGCATGGCTTCGTTCTCTTTCTTTTGGTCAGAATAGAAGCGGTCATACGCGCCTTTGGAAAGGTCTTCTGAAGAGCCGCCACCGGCCATCTTTTTGACCTTGCCGCCCTTCTTGAAGGTGCCGGACAACGCATTAATGCTCACAGGGGCGGACGGCTTTTTCTGGCCCTGGGGCATCTTGACGACATTCCCAGAGTCATTGACCGCGCCACCCCTAGCAAACTTTTTTGCGGAGCCACCTTTCTTGTAGCCGCCAGCATTGCCCTTACGCACTTCGCCCGTCGTGGTGTTAGACACGCCAGGAGGAGTCGTAGAGACATTGCCCTCAACACCACCGCCCTTGGCATACTTACGGATGTCGCCACCCTTTTTGTAGCCACCAGCGTTGCCCATACGGACTTCGCCAGTCTTCTTCGGGGTGTGATGCTCACCTTCAGCGGTGACCATCTTGGTGTTGCGGTACTCGCCGCCTTGGTTTTCGGTGTTGATGATGCCGGACTTGGGCAAGCCACCTGCGGCCATCTTCACGCTGCCGCCTTTTTTGTAGCCGCCCTGGCCCATCACCACGCCACCCGTGGCGCAAGTCATGCCGCCTGCTTTCATGCCCTTGTGGGCCTTACTGGCAGGTTTTGCAGCGTGCTTTTCCAGCTTCTTGTCCACGGTTTTAATCGCGGACATTTCAGCCTTGTGCATCGCAGGGGTCTCCATCTCGGCCTTGCCACCCTTTTTCATGGGGGGCATGGACACGGCAGGAGGAACAGCCATTGCGCGGCGACGAGCGGCCATTGAAGGACGCATCGGACGCTTTGCAGCCATCATCCCACCGCGGGCCGGAGCAGACATGGGAGCCGCAGCGCCCATCATGCCGCCGTCAGCCTTCTTGACCGCTCCGCCCTTTTTGAGCTTGAGCTCAATGGAGGGCTCGGTGGTCATCATCTTGACCATCGGTTTGAATTGACCCATGTTGGTTCTCCTCAAACAGTTTGAGCGTACACAACGGTCAGGCGGTAAATGCCTTGGGTCGTGCTGATCGTGCCGTTAGGGTCAACAGTGATGACAACAGATTGGGTCGTGCCAATGTCGTCCATCGCGGCCAACTGAGCGGCAGTGAAGGTCAGAGCAATGCGGCCACCACCGATCACATCCGTCGAGGACACGTATTGCGTGCCCGCGGCAGCGGTGCCGATAGTCATAGCGATTGCAGTAGCGGTGCCGCCACCAACCACCTCGTCTTGGATCGTGTCAACAAAGAAGTTGATGATCTGAGAATAGGCGGGCAGAGTCAGCGTTGCGCTGGCCGCGGTACCCGCAGCAACGGTCGTAACGGTGGTGGTCTGAGACAGAACGACGTTACCGCCGTCAACCGTGTCAGTCAGCGCCGTAGAACCGGAGCGCAGGGCAGAACCGAAGTACGTTTGTGCCATTGTCTTTTCTCCTTAAAGGAGTGGGAGCCGAAGCCCCCACTTTGATTAGACGCCGGGGGTACCGTACATCGCACGCGGGTCGGTGAAGCCAACGTCGTAACGCTCGGTGGCCTTGTAGCGCATCGAGTCGGTTTCGAAGTCACCTTCCATCGTCTTCTCCAGACCACGGCGCATCATCAGCTTCATGCCTTCAGGCGCGTCGGTCTGAACCCACCAAGCGGTCGGGCTGGTCAGACGGGAGATAACAGCGGCACCTTCGTCCAGCAAGCCAATCGACTTGACGGGGTTGATGTCGTTGTTGGCGGTACCGGCACGCAGCACGGACTTGAGCAGCACTTCGGCCTGGAAGACGTTGCCAGGAGCGACCACCAGTTGGCGGGGCACCAGACGGATCTTCTTGCCGTTGTTGTCCACAGCCTGACGGATCTGGATCAACATTTGCTCAAGAGAGGTTTGCGACAGGTTCGCGGCGGTGGTCAGCAGGTTGCTGAAGGTACCGTTCACGATGGGGTGCGAGGCGCTGTTCAGCGCGACACCGTCGCCACCGGCGTACTGGCCGCCAGTGAAGGCGTTGTTCAGCACGTTGGCGCACAGGGTCTCTTTGGTCTCAATCAGGGACTGAGCCAAGTGACGCGCATAAACCTGACCGATACGGATGTGGTCGCCGTCCTCAACCAGCACTTTGGTCAGGGCGAAGGCGAGGCCATACACCGAGTACACATAGCGCTTGAGGAACAGCACGCCGCCCTGCTGATAGGTCACCGGAGTGCCATCAGGCAGTTGGGGAGCGGCGCCAAAGCCGTACAGAACGGGCTCTTCGTGGTAGTTACGGGGAATGCCTTCTTGCTGGCGGAACACACGGCTCCACTCATCGGCACGCTGATCGTAAACGCCGTCAAAGCATTCGTTCAGGATAGGTTCAACGATTGACCGAAAGTCGGTACTACGCATTGGGGATGCCATTTGTCAGCCCTCCTTAGATTGCGCCGCGATCAGCGACATATTGGTGTTCAGCGATTTGGACCTGAACAACGGTGAAGGCATCTCCCCAAGCATTGTCAGGGTACGGAGCGAGGTTAACCACACGCATTTGCTTGCTGTTGCCAGCGCCAGCAGCGGTAGTACCCAGCGTACACTGGCTCAGACCGGTGACGGTCGAACCAGCGGTTTCGTTGGTGATGTCGAACTGTTCACCGATGGACGCTTGGGTAAGCGAGCCAGCAGCTTGCATTTCGTACACAACCAGCGGGTCATCCCACACGTAAGCGATGCACGAACCGGTCTGGTAGGCGGTAGACGCCGGCCAGTAGTTCGACACGCGACGGCGACCAGTGGTGTCAGTGAATTCAACACCATCAAAACCGCCCAGGAACGCTTGACCAGTAGCAGCGGGCTCAATGTTGCCAGCCGTAACCAGTCGAACCGGTTGACCTTTCAGAATTGACGAGCCGTAGCCCGACACAATACCGTCCACATATGCACGAGCGCGATCCAGACCAGAAGGATGGAACGCAGGACGCATACCGAACGGAGCATTAATAGCACTCATAGTGGCTCCTTGTTAGCCCTCAAAAATGGGGGCGAGGTTGGTTTGCTGTTTGTCAACATTGCCCAAGCCATCACCTTCAAGTCGCACAAGCGATTTGCCGCTGGAGTCACGCGCACCTTGGAGATTCTCAACTTGCACCTCAACGCGCTGGGCCTCCTCACGGGGCTTGTCGTAGTGGTACTCGGCCATGACCGATTGATAAATTTCCATGGGGAGCTTGAACAGCAGCATCTCGTTACACGAGATTTGACCAACATGTTCACCTGCCTTAACCCGATGATTTTCGAACCCAGGTAACTCATCCGCCATCACGGGAACGTACCCAAGTCGCATCCTTCGGTTGATAGGATCGTAGTTGTTGGTGGTAGATAGCCAGCACAGGTGCCACCCAGGGATTGAGTCCCCAGGGATCTTGGGCAGTGCTGATTGCGTCCACTCATCGCTCCACATCTTGCGACGTTCCTGCGTTGACATGAACTTCTCTTCGGGGGCGGCGCGGCTTTGATCTTGCGAAGACCGGCTTTCACGACCACCAGCGTTGAGGGATTTTTTGAGCCTACTCTCCATGAGAGTACTCCTTATTTTTCAATTCAGTAAGAATTCTATTCGCGTCTGCCTTGGCTTGCTTGCGTTTTTGCCAGACTTCTTTCATCTTCTTGCTTGCATTGGATCGAAAGGAGTCGTCACGAACGCGGCCACGCTGGGCTTTAGCGAATGCTTCCTTAACCGAGGGGTTTCTGTCAATGTTTGCCTGACGAATCTTTTCTTTCGTCTCGGCGCTATGTTTGTACCCAGCAGGGCCAACTTGACCGCCGACTGTCATGTTGTAGCCGTTCGGAACAAGCGTGTTGTGTTGCTGGATCAGCATACGCTCTAGATCACAAGCAGACTGCAAGTCAAAGGAATCAGCAATGTGCGTGAAGACAAAACTGTCAAACCCGTACTCTTTGATGGCCTTATGAAACACAGACTTAGTCCAAGCGCATTTATGCGAGATCAGACGCTTCTGATACTCAGCCGTAAGCCCAACATACTGCTTGCCATTGGCAACGTTTGTAGCCATGTAGAGCGTGTATGTCGACTTCATGCCAATCAGCTCCTATTTTGACGGGCTTGTTCTGCGTAACGTTTGATCATGCGGTTGCGGGCTTGCGGGTCATCCCACATGCCTGCGTCCTTCATAGCGCGTACTTGTTCAGGGGCAAGAACAAAGGTGTTCTTAGCTCCAGAAGCTGCCACGCTTTCACGACCAGATCCAGTCACAACACTCCTCGGTTTTCGAGCAATAGGTCTCTCGTCATCACTGTCATCAGTATAGCGATGCGGAAGACGTTTGTGTACACGCCGATCCAGCTCTTTCCAATATTCTTCAGTAGCTGGGTTCCAGCCTTCTTTAACTAGGCGTTCATCAATTACCTTGGTAATCGCGGCGTCTTCGTCATCGCTGTTAGGGTCATACCACGGGTTGCGCTCCATCCATCGCTGGGCTTGGAGCTTGACCGAGTTGTCGATAGGCGCCGGCTCTTGGGTAGAGCGCACAGCGCGGTTCTTCATGCTCTTGAGAGCCTCGAGTTCGCGTCGGGTTTCATACCACATTTCCTGCGCTTTGATGAGGGCCTCACCATCAGCAGCAGAGGTGGCTTCCGAGATCTTCATCGCGGCGTACTGCACGCGAAGCTCTTTGTCCTCGATGGCCTTGTCGATTCGAGCCATGTCAGCAGACTGGCTCTTGCGCTCGACCACGGACAAGCGTTCCATGAGTTCGCGGTTCTGGCGGTCTAGCATCGCCAGCCGCTGATCCTTCTCCTCATTGGTCTTCTTGATGTATTCCTTCTTGGCCTTGCGACGGGCGCGGCGAGCAGCACGGATAGCTTCCGTGTCGCCTTCGCGGTCTACGTCGTCATCGTCAGCAGCGGAGACTTCCCCGCCCTGGGCCGATTCCTGAACGTCATCGCCAGGATCGTCTTCATTGACGGCATCCGGGCTCGGGATGCTCTCGGGCAAGTCAACAGTGACGGAGCCGTCCTGCTCTTCCTTGACCTTGATCTCTACTTTGTCTTCGACTTCATTACTCATGATGTTCCTCAGATGAAAGCACGCATGGCAAGCGGGTCACCAGTCACTTTGGCAATAACTTCATGGTCGTTCAAGATCATGAACAGTGCTGGGTCTTCAAGGTCATCCTCACCGGGGATCTTCACTTCCCAGCGATCTCCGCCCCACTTAGGGACGCGGATGTAGTCACCAACAGAAACCCAAGACCCCTCGGGCCAAGGCTGCATGGTGTCTCGATGACAGAACGCGATGGGGCCAATCGCAACGACTTTGGCAACCATGTTGTTCCACTTTTCGGTTTCCTTGGTTTCTTCAACCAAGATAATCCCGGCGCCAGTAGTACGCTTCTTCGTGCGGCGAAGCTGCACAAGAATTCTTCCACCTAGGGGTTTCGCACCGGGTTCAACGCTCGGAAATGCCCAAGCCAACTCAGCTTCGTTAAAAGCTACCGGTTCATTCATGTTCATCAGGATCCTTCAAAAGGTTATTTAAGATCTCAAGGGCATCACCTAGCCCCTGATAACGACCAACCATGCGCTGGTAAGACTCCCATGTAGGCGCATTTCCCTGCGCCAAGGAAAGAGCTATTTCGCTCTGTGAGTGCTTGATGCCAGCTATGAGGTCACTTACGGTTCCCATTTACTTCTTCTTCGCTTGGCTCAGACCTCCTTGGGGTTTAGCGGGCGCCTTGGCGGGCTGGCCCTTGGGTTGAAGCGAGGTGCCATCGAGCTTGGCGCCCATGGCAATACGCTTGTGCATGGGCACGCCTGCGCCCATCTGCTCTTGATCACTGGTAGCCATACGGACCTCCTTTGGTTGCAAAAGTGAGAGCGGCTTTACCTTCATCCAAACGCAACTTGGCCGCATCTCGCTCAAGTCGCGCCGCTTCAATCTCTTTCTGGGTCTCCTGATCGCCCTCAGCAATCGCCAAGCGCAGGCGCAGGTCTTCCATCTTCAGCTCTGCATCCTGCTGCTGCTTGGCCTGAGCCAGTTGGATGTCAGCCTGATCCTTGGCCGTGCGGCGCTGGGTCTCAGCCATGCTCGTGCGCTCCAGCACCATCGCCTCCGGAGTCATCTGGGGCTGCGGCTTGTATTTCTGGATCTCTTGGATCATGTTCTGGATCAGCGGCATCACGCCCTGGAACACCTCGTTGGTGTCCATGTTCACATGCTGCGCTGCAACAGCAAACAACTTGTCCACCTTGCTCGTGATCGCGGGCTGGTCGTAGTCCTTAATCTCGTCGCCAGAGGACTTCAGGACGTAGCCGTTCATGCGGTTGAGGTACCACATGGTCAGGTGCTGCTTGATGTGCTCCATGACGTTGGGCAGGAACGCCGGGGCCATCAGCGGGTTGGCGCCTAGGATTGGGTCTTTGGCGAAGTCCAGATGGCTTTGCAGGTGCGCGAGGTGGTCTTGCTCGATGTAGGCGAAGGCGGGCTTGCCAAGGGCCATAGCCACGTTCTCGTTGGCTGCATCGCGCTTCTCAGGCGCCGGCACATCCTTCATCAGCTCGTTGACTTCCGGCACCTTGATCTGGGTCAGGAAGCGCTCAATCACGGCCTTGCGGTCAAACAGGTCCGGGTTCTTGTCCATCACCGCCATCACAGCCTGAATCTGGGCCATGCGCTGGGTTTCGGAGAAGATGTTGGGGTCGGACACCGGGATCACATCGGTGTTGCGGTTGAAGTCTTCCTTGCGGATGTCCAACTCAGCAACCACCTCGCCCTTGCGCTGATCCTCGAGGTACCAGCGGTTCAGGCGGCCAAGAACCTTGAACAGGCGCCCCTGGGCGTCATGCAGGCGGGCATGGATCGCAGAGAACACCACGGCGCCCTGCTCAATCAGAGCCTGGGTCGTGCCCACCGGTGCGTTGGCGTTCACATCGGCAATCTTCTCCTGGGCGGTACTGACCACGCCGCGGGCAGACTTGTCCAGATAGCCCACCAGCTCAAACAGAACCTGCGAGGGCGGGTTAAACGGCATCGGCATGGCGATCTTGCGGATGTCGTCCACGCCCGGAGCGCCTTCAATCTCAGCCACCTGGGTGACCTCGACCTGCTGGCTCTGGCCGCTGATCTTGGCGCCCTTGAGCTTGAGCATCGTGGCGGCGTTGTTGATGTGCGCGGAGTCCAGCAGGGCGCGGATACCGCCCGTCAAACCAGCAGCCAAGCCGCCGATCAGGTGCGGCAGGCCCACAGCGTAGGCGCCGCGCCAGGGGATGAACTTGAACTCAATGAGCCAGTCCAGCTTGGTCAGGGTCTGATCGCCCTCTTCCCAGTTGCGGTACAAGCCGATCACCTCAGACTCAAGCTCGTCGATCATGAGGATGTAGGGGGCCATCTTGCCCTTGGCGCGGTCGTCGTCCTCAATCTCCAGCCACGTATACACGTGATAGACGCGGCGCTCGCCGTCCACGTTGTCGGCCTCACGCTTGCGGCCTTCGATCTTGTCGTTGGCCTTCTCAGCCTTCGTCTCAACCGGGTCCATCGTGGCGCGGACAAAGTCGGTGTCGATGTACAGGCCCTGGGCAACCCGGCGCTTGTACTCCCACTCGGTGATGTCGTTCTGCTCAGTAACCCGCTGGGCGGTGTAGAAGTTGGCAGCGGAGAACGGCAGCAGGATGTTGTCGATGGGAACGAACTCAGCGCAGGGGCGCTTCTTTTCCTCGTCGTACCACAACTTCATGAACTGAGAGCCGCCCAAGGGGAGCTGGGTCAGCATCTGCTCCTGCTCGTCGCGGAACTCTTCGATCTGCTCGGTAAGCTGCCAGTTGATGTAGTCGCGCTTGCGCTCGGCAATCGCCAGCTTCTCTTTGTCCGTGTCGCCCACGATCTTGGTACGGGCAGGGCCAGACGGCGGGAACAGTTCTTTGATGGCGCGGGCAGCAAAGTCCACGCAAGCCTCGGCCATGACGGGGTGAACCACCTTGGAGGCGCCGCTAAACGTCGCGCCACCGGGGGCATCCTTGCCCATGCCGGTGCGGCGCAGGCCTTCCTCGTACTGCTTGTCCCGCAGCTCACGGGCGTTGCGGTCTTTCTCAATCAGCTCAATGTACCGAGAGGCAATCGTGTCCAGAGTAAAGTTATCAACGACGCCGTCAGCGAGGTTGCTGTAGAAGTCCTCGTCCTCAGAGGGGCCCTTGAGGTCTTCATTGAGGCTCACCACCGCAGAGCCGTCGGGCAGCTCCTCGATGTTGGAGTCGTCCAGCTCCAGCTCAACCTCCACCGAACCATCCTCGTTCTCAACCGGCATGCCAGGGATACCTTGAATCTCTTGGCCGTAGCCCTGCTCGATGGGAAATTGAGTAGCCATATTCAGTCCTTACCGCTTTTTCTTGATCGAGCCACCGCGCTTATTGCCAGTTTCCTTGCGAAGCTGCTCAATGTTCTCGGGGGTGGCGTTCATTTGAAGTGCCTTCCACTCTTCAAAGCTGGGAAGCTGTTTGGTAGGCACGTTCTTGGTTTCTTGGATGTATCTGGCGTGTTCGGCGCTCTTCTCGGCAAACTCTTTGCTCAAGCTCCGCATTTTAGTTAAAGCCTCAACAGCAGCCTTTGACAAGCCACCAGCCGCTAGTTTAACTACGCCACCCTTCTTTTTACCAGTCAGCCGCTTCATGGCCTCTTCGTAGATCTTGATCTCGTCGATCATCTGCTGATCAATGATCTGGCGGGGGCCAACCATCTTCAGGGAGCCGAACTCCTGCGGGGCTTGGGCCGGGTTGGCGCGAACCGCGGCAAGAGTGTCCGGAAAAGACAGCTCGTAGGGCATCGGGTACCGAGACTGGCCCATGAACTCGCCGGGGATGTCGTGGCTATAGGTGGGGTGCTCAGACAGCTTCAGGCCCTCTCTCGGCTTCATGCGGCCCAGGGAGAAGCCAGTAACGCCGGTCTCAAGGTCTCGCAGCGCTGGCTCGGTGATGGCAAAGCGGATGTCCTGGCCGCTGGGCAGATTGAACGCTTCGGTGACCTTGGGCTGCTGCATCAGGGCGTTGAAGTGCTTACGCAGCTCAGGATCGACCGAGAAATGCAGGTATGCGGCGCCGGTGTCTTCAATGCCAGGGAAACTCGGGCGCGGGCCAGACTTGGGGCTACCGCGGCGAATCAGGTCGTTGAAGCCATCAATCTGAGCCTGGGTCATCTTGGACAGGTTGATAGCCTGCAAGTTGGCATCAGCGAAGTGCTGGGCGTAGTTGATGGACTCCGGGCCCATCATGACGTACTTGCCCAGAACCGGAGCGCCGTACTGCTGGGCAACCTCGGCGGCCAAGTTCTGCACTCGAGTGGCCGGACCGATACCAGAGGCCCAGAACTCAGGGCGCCCTAGGCCATACAGCGGGCCGCCGTGTTGCGGCGAGGCAGACTCCAGCCGAACGTCCCCGACGGCATGCAAAGCCCTGTCGGTGATGGTCGGATCGCCCGGAATGCCGATCACGACATTGCCCTTGAGCTTCTCAACATCCACAGTCTCAGGGGTCTTGACCTCCCCGCGGACATCCACGGGAAGTTCTTTCTCGCGCTCAAACTGCTTTCTGGTCTTGCCAGCAACAGTCACCGCGCTCTTGGGCTTCTCGCGCACGTACTCGCTCAGAACCTGCGGAGCCATGCGCTCGGCAATGGCCTCAATCTCCGGCTTGGTCTTGGCTGCGGCGCGGGGCAGGGGCTTGAGAGCCTCCTTGAGGGCCTTGGCAACGCCGCCGCCAGCCATCTGCTTATCCTCCAGCTCCAGACGCATTGTGTCGGGGTTGTCGGAGATGTGAACGCGGCCACCATGAGCTTTGCCCTCAATGGGCAATCCAGTTACCGGATCTTTGCCGGTTTCTAGCCGATAAAGAGTGTCCTTCAGACTGTCAGCCTCATCTCGGGTCAGATAGTTTGGAACTTCAACTCCAGACTTCCGCAACTTTTCAGCTTGGGTTAAATCAAAAATCCCACTTGGCCCGACCGCCGGATAGTCAAACCCAGCGTTTCTTAAATCCCTTACATCTTCCCACTTGCCGCTGCGGACAAAGTCTTGCACATAAGGCAGGTACTCGGCGCTAGGAGCGGCGTTTTGCTTGCCTTTGATTTGGGAGATGCTTGGAACATCATCAACTTGAGAAACCTCAACCGTCACATGAGGCTGGCCTTTAGGATCAACCAAAGAATAAACCTTGGCCTCTCCACTCTTGATAGCTTCCCAGCCACCATGTCCATAACCAAGACTTCCTTGTCCCCCGGAGCCTTCAATCCAATCTGGATGGCCTTTGGGCGGCTCGTATCCACGCACGGAGTGGCCCATAGCCTCAGACTCGGCAGCAAAAGCGCCGGGGCGGTTCAGTTCAATCCACCGGTATCCTTCTGGATACTCTTTGTAGACAGGCAGGCCCTCTCGAGCGGCAGCGCTGGCAGCCTGCATCTTGTCAGCGAGCTCCTTGTCGTACTCAGCGGTGCGGCGAACAGCCTGCTCCATGCTGACCTTGTTTAGTTGATCAGGGCGGATGCGGCCAGAGGCAAGGTCTTCCCGCAGCACATCAAGCATGTGATCAATGCGAAGCGCCGCGAGTGGGTTGTCAGGAACCCTGTTGGTCGAACTGAACGACTCCAGCGAATAAACCGGAGTCGATGGATCGACCTTGTCCATCCAAGGCTCATCCAATCCATACTGTTTGAGTTCGCCCACCGTCTGAGTTTTGATCGGATAGTCGGTCCTAGCTTCCCACTGAACGGCAGCAGGAGATTTTCCCATCGGCTCAGGCATCCCGGCCCGCTGTCTTTTCAAGTCAACAACCGACTTGACAATTGCATTTGGCGCTGCGGGGATAGTGTTTGCGGGAGAAAGATGAGTTGCCCCCTCTTCTGCCATCTTGCGTACCGGATCATCCGGCGTCCCCATCTCTTTTTTAATGTAGTTGGTTAGGTTGCGATCAACCCAGTTGTTGATGGCGACCTTTTGCTCAAGGTCAGAGATAACACGATTGACATGAGCCGCAGACTCAGGAGTTTCCAGCTTCGCAATAACCTCTGGCGGGTACTGCTCCCGCATCTGCTTGAGCAAATCAGCCGGATCAGAATCACCGCGAAAGCCCGCCCGCTTAAGGTAATCCTGAACAACCTTTTCAACGTCTCCAGCCTTCCAGTTGCCACCCCTGGTGGGTTTCACTACGCTCACCGCGGGTTGACCAGCAGCCATGACGAAGTCGCGACCAGCACGAGCCACGGCGCTAGGAATGGCGGTAACGGCGCGGATGGGCGCTCCAGGGCCGGTATAGAACCCGCCGCCGATCTGACCCAGGCCGGTAGCTGCACGCTCTAAGGCGCTCGGGTTCTCTTGGCGGAAGGGAATCCTCTTCTCCATATCTTCAGAGGTCGGCAGGCGCGTCTCCAGCCCCACCTCACCCTGACGGTACTTCCCAGGCGTTGCGGCTCCTGTGGCCTCGCCATAGGCCTGCACGCCGGGGGTGTTTGCCAGAAGGCGAGCAATCAACTCAGCATCCCCAGGCGCACCGGTGGCTCCAGCAGCAAAGCCGCGGGCAAGGCCTCGGAACATCGCCTCATCTGCGTTATCGGTGCGACCAGCCCGGCGGGGCTTCATCTGCGGGAAGACGCCGAACGCTGCACCGCCTTTGTCGAACTTGCGCTCCTCCAGCTCCATCCGCATGGTGTCAGGGTTGGAGGAGATGTAGACCTTGCCGCCTCTAGCCATCTCCACATCGCCCTTGATGGCAGACGCGGGAATCTCGAACTCGTACACCTCACCTTCGTCGGACAGGGAGCGGACTCGATAGCCCGGCTCGTAGGGTGTGCGCCGTGCTCTGCCGGTCTCTGGGTCGATGATGGGCCGGCCCAGGCCAGGGCCAAGAGTTGGGTGATCCTCGCGCATCACCTGATTGCCCGTGCGGGTGCGGAACAAGATTTCGTAGGGCGCTTTGTTTTTGGCTGCGCTGTCTTCAGTGAACACGCGCTGGCCCTTATCGTACTTGTAGTCGAACCCCTCCATCATCTTGCGCTTGAGCTCCGCCTCCATGCGGATGCGGTCTCCCAACGAGGTGTAGGAGTCCTGTAGGGTCGTCAGATCCTTCTGAGCCACCACCGGCGCCTTCATGCCAGCAGACTCTGCGGCCTTGCTGATGGCCTCTTCAGCGCCCTTCTTGATAGGCTTCCTTGCTGCTTGGCCGACGGCCTTGATGAGTGGGTTGACCATCAGTTATTCCTCACACCAGGACAGCGGGCCTTTGGCGGGGCCGCCTTTAGCGTATGGCTCAGGCAGCAAGATGGCTGGGCGGGGCGGGCCTTCACCGCTGCGGTAGGCGTTCAGGTCTCCCTCGGGGAGAACCATGTTGTCGGTCATCTCCAACTCTCTGCGGAGCGCCTCGATGTACTCTTCTGGAGTGCTACGGGGGAAAGGCTCACGCAGCTCGGCGCGGGGCATCAGACGGACCAGACTCGTGGGTTGACCAGACGCGGCCATGGCGCGGCTGCGGTGACGCCCCTCGTGGCCCGAGATGAACGGCAAGAGAGGCAGACCTTGCTCTTGTTTGTTGATGCCCAGGAACGGCACATCATCAAACCCGCCGCGCAGTTTTTGCAAGTACTGGATGTACTCGTCCGTCGGCAGCGAGTATTTGTCAATCTCGCCAGTCCAGGGCATCAACCCCTTTTGGTGGGGGACCATCTCCAGCGCGAACCTCTCAAAGTCCGCGGGGTTCATGGTCATCATGGCCTGGGCGTTGTCACCAAGAAAGGCCTGCCGCAGGGCTTCCTCTTGATACAGCTTCTCCAAGTCCTTCACCTCATCCGCGGCACGCTGCACGCGCTTGGCGCCGTAGTCGCCTTTGGACTGACGGGCCGCTTCCTGCACGCGGGTCACAGCGCTAGGGATGACAACCGCGGGGGCCTCGACAGCAGCCTTCTGCGCTGACCGGATGGCCTTAACCAGAGCCCCGCCACCGGAGTATTCCCGCGGGGGCTTGGTGATCAGGTCTTCCTCGGGGATGTCGTAGCTGCTGTACGGGTACTCCTGGGCACGCTGCGCTGGCGTCATGTTGCGTCGTGCTTGAGTAGCTCGGGCCTCAGCCTCGCCAGCAAGACGCTGGTAGTACTCCTGTGCTGCTGCCTGTTGAAGCTGCCTGTCAACCTCAGGACCAACCTTGTATGAGGCCAGATATTCTTTGTAGGCTTTGTCTAGACGTTCCGGCTCTGGGACTTCCCTGCCGTAGTTGAATTTGCGGAACTCTTCCACGGTCATGGGCGTGGAAACCTCTTCACGCTTGCGCTTAAGGATCTCAAACGCCCTAGGATCGCTGAAAGCCATCGTCTTGCTGCCGCCGGGGCTCATGCCCTCAATCGTCTGTACCGCGTGCTGCATCTCGTGCAAGGAGACAGAGCGAGGATCATCCAGCATCCCAGGATGGTAGACATCCATCTCCATGTAACCTCTTGAGCCAGGAGCGGAAGATTTAGGCAAGACAGACAAAGCGCCTTTGACAGACGGAGAGCCACCATAGCCTCCAGCCGTGACTTGCAGGTTCTCTAGCTCAGGGTAGGCGCGGTAAAGCTCTGGGTGCTCAATGATGGTCTCAGCTCGCACGCCTTCGCTGGGCTTGGCCTTGTACTCCTCCAGCTCCATCTTGGCCCGGTTAATGCGTTCACGCACGCCCTTCTTGGCTTCGGTCAGTTGCTTGGGGAACAAATCCTTCTGTTTGATCGGCTTAATTTTTTGCTTGAGAACGTCAATACCGGACTCAATCACCTGGGCCGCCTCCGCACGCTCAGGGTTTGTCAGAAACCGGGAGGCCTGATCGCTGATTTCCTGGCGCTGGATACCGTCAGCACCGCGGAAGGTTCCGGTCTCGCGCCAGATCTCCACAGGATCAACGCCGGCCTTTTCCATCCGAGCCGCCGCCTCTGCCTTGGCTTGATCCCATGTCTTGGCCTTGGGGCCGATGAACATCCGCGTGGCAGGCTGGCCCGCAGCCATCACGAAGTCCCGACCGCCTTTGACCACCGCCTGCGGGATGCCGGTAATCAGCCGCGCTGGAGAGCCAGGGCCCAAGTAAAAGCCGCCAGCAAGCTGCCCCAGGCCCGTAAAGGCCTCAGAGGTCGGCCCGGTACCCTTAAACGGCAGGCGCTTTTCAATGTCTTCAGAGGTAGCAAGAACGGGCTCGTAGCCCACGCGGTTGGCCCCGAAGATCTGGCCTAGCATCGCCATGCCCTCTTCTTTCGTCTTAGGCATGACGAACTGCTCAGGGCCTTGGATGTTCAGCAGGAGCCGGGCGATGGACTCGAGGTCCCCAGGCATCCCGGCCACGCCAGCGACAAACCCGCGGGCAACATCAATCGGGATGTTCTTGGCGGCCTCCCGGTCCTGAACCGAGCGGCGGGGTTTCATTTGGGGGAAGACCCCAAAAGCCGCAGATTGATTGTCAGCCATAGGCGAGCCCTTTGAATGCAAGGGATTATGCCCTTAGTGCTTTCGCTGGTCTATCCATTCTTGCAGGGCCTCCAGGAGGGCCTCGGCTTGCCAATCAGCAATGTCCCCGGGGGCCAGAACCTCGAACCGGCCTTGGCACTGACGCACGGTTACGGCTGGCGCATCTGGGGCGGCAGTCACATCCCATAGCTCAACCAGTCCGTTCATTGGCATAGCGCCCCCATCAAAGCGAACGCAGTGCGGATGCAATGCGAACGCATAGCGATTGAACCATCACGGCTGGGGACTGGTGGGCATTCCTGTATGGGCGGGCCAGTGGTATGTACCCGCTTGGACTTCCCTGACTAGCCAATCCCCATGCGTAATAGTCCCCGTCTCTCCGGGGCGTCACGTCGTTCTATGGGCTACTGGCTCCAGACGTTCTCGTGCCGCAATTACTCACAACCCACTTGGGCCAGACCCCGTGTACCGGCTGGACGGCAACCGCCTCAAGGGCGATTGGGGAATCTCAACAACAGTGTCGTCACGCTGGGGAATATAGCTCACCAGCATCAAAAGATCAAAGACTCTTTAACCTGCGGTTCAAGCATCTCTTGCATGGCAGCTTGAGCCGCGGCCTCCGTGTGTTCGCAGTCCTCCCAAGGCAAAACATCGCAGGCGCAACTTGGGCGGTAGGACCCCGTGATCTTGGGCTTCCTTGGCTTCATGTCCTGAGCCATCCTGCCCAGCAGGGGAATCCACTTTGAGAAGGGCGTCAGGTCTTCGACCCCCTGGATGTACCAGACCTTGCGGTCAGCATCCCACTTGGCGCCTAGCGCCTTGGCCTCATCCTTCTCAGCGTAGGGACAGTTCAGGTTGATCCTCATAGCCTTCCAATTGATTAGCAGATTCAGGAAACTGTGGCAAAGGAATGCCTACCCGACCAAAGCCAGGAGGCACACCTTCCAACCGATCCCTTCATCGAGGTTCCCAGTGGACCAGCCCGTAGCAATGCCGGCTGGCTTGCCGAGCTTTCCCCCCATTGCGGGGTCTGCTGGGACTCGGCAACCTCGCTGGCTGGTCAGCCGGACTTGAACCGACTGGGCCATCAAGGCGTGTATGCCCCCACTGCGCCTGCATCTTCTGTGCGCTCTCGCCCCAGGTCAGAACGTTGTAGGCCCGGTGGACTGCGCCCTACGCCTTGCGGCTTCCTGCGCTTCCCTCATGCCGGCCCATAACCCGATAGACCCCTAGAGCAAGGTCGCGGCCACAAAGCAAAAAACCCATTGGTGAACGAGCTTTGGGCTTGGTTGCCGCATACCCGTAGTGCCATACCACGTACAAGTAGCTTTGACGAAGCCCGCTCACCAATGGGTTCGCGGATGTCGCTGTAATGGAGCTACGACGGGTTACCAAGCCGTCGATGAGCTGCATTGTACAGAAGTCCCAGGGCGTGTCAAGGAGTGACAAAACTAGTTTTGGTCAATTTTCTTGAGATCGACCAGCTTCTCACGGTTGACCAGCTCAAACCCGTGCTGTAGCAAATAGTTATCAATGACGTTGGTGCGGTCAACAGACCAGATGAACCGGGGCTTGATGTGCCAACGGAAGCGAAAGCGCCAGCCATGCACCTCGTGCAGCGATGGCGTGTACCACATCCACGAAGCGACAAACCCACCGGGGGCGCGGTACAGGTTCAGGCCGATCTTCTTAAAGTGGCCTTCTTTGGTGAAGTGAATCATCCGTCTTCTCCTTAAACAGCGTAGGGGTTCTCGCGCTTCTTGCCGCCAGCGTCGATCACATCGTCCTCGTCGTAGTCGTCCGGGGCTGGGCCGTCAATGTCGATGAAGCCAGCATCCCGCAGGAACCGCAGGGCCTGGGTGGTCACATCCACGAAGTCATCGTGGGTCGTGTCAGGGAAGGCGCATAACTGCGAGACCAGGGGCTCGGCCCAGTCCCGCACATACCCAGGCCTCTGGCTGGACTCGGGAATCCAGACCCTGCCCCTGGCGAACAGGGAGGACACGATGTTCAGGCGCTGCATCTTGTCGGCCTTGCCTGGGTTGTAGGCCCGCACAGGCATATGCGCCCTCTGAAGGTCTTGGATCAGCGAGATGCCCGCGGACTTGTCCTCGATCAGGATCAGGTCCACCCGCTTTCTGTCCCGGCCCTCCCCGTAGACCACCTCGTACTCGTCTTGAACCTTGGGGCGCAGGTCAGGATACTGGAGGCGGTCCTGCCAGCAGTCCAGCAGCATGACGGACATCGGCCCGTCCATGGGCTTGAAGACGCCCCAAGTACCCGCCGCGGTGGGGTCGTTGATGGTCTTCTCGCTCGTGGCGCAGTCGTAGGACTGGAGGATGTACTCGAACTTGGGGAACGGCTTGTCCACCGGCCAGAGTTTGAGCATGTCCCGCTTGACGATGCCAGCCTCCTCCGGGTCGATGATCTCAGCGTAGATCTCCTGCCTCCCGAGCTTCGTCCCCTCGTACTGCAAGATCTGCTTTTGAAAGCTCGGCGCAAGGTTGGCAAGGTTGGCGTAGGTCGAGGCCGTCGTCAGGTGGACATCGTCGCCCTCCCGCCCCACCAGATCCACGATGAGGTCTTTCGGTTTAGGCGTGGTGGTGCAGAGGATGCGGGTACGCTTACCTAGGCGAACGCCGAACATGATCTGGTCCCAGGCGTCTTGCAGGTAGTCCCAGGCGGCCAGCTCGTCGCACCAAGCCCCGTGGAACTGCGGCCCCCGAAAGCGCTCAGGCTCCGATGCCGGGATGCCTTTGATCAGGCTGCCGTTGATCAGCTTGAGCTCATGGTAGGCCTTGTTGTAGTCCTCGATCAGGGTCTGGGGGATGATGTTGATCAGCCCTGAGTCACCCTCAAAGCAGGTGGCCCGGACGTCAGCAGAGGTAGGAGCGGCGACGAGCCAGCGGGTGCCGGGCTCCTTCCAGGCCCACCAGCCTACCTGCTCGGCAGCGGTTCGGGTCTTACCGGCGCCGCGGCCAGCAAGAAGCAGCCAGATCGTCCACCAGTCGCCGGAGGGCAGGATCTGGTGGTCGTGGGCTGTGGCAAGCCACTTGGAGCGCCACTCGAAGGCGGCACGCTCCGCAGCAGGAAGCAGGGCGTACTGGCGGCGGGTCTTTTCATCGCGCAGCAGCTCAACCAGCGGGTCGCTCATTCCTTTGCCTGACGGCGGGTCTCGAGCGTGGTCAGCAGGGTATCGAACAGGCTGATGTCCACCTGCGTCTTCAAGGGGTTCTCAGCATCCCCAGCCAGTTGCACCCGGTCGCCGTACCGCTTGGGGTTCCACTTGGCCAGCAGCTTCAGCTTGATGTCAGCCCTGGCCTTAATGAGCTGCACGTACCCAGAGTCCACCCGGCCACCCCCCTCGGACAGGATGCGCTCAGGCTCCAGGCAGGTCTCGATGTAGATTTCCTCAGCGATGGCGTCCTGGCCCATTTCACGAGCACGTGCGATGGCTACGGAAAGACCGACTCCGGCCTCCCCCAAAGCATCGTCTCTTGTCATCCAGTCGTAGATCGTCTGCCATGCTGGCATATGGTCGTCACGACAGATTTGGCGCAGTGGCTCTCCATCTGCAAGACGCTCACAGATCTCATGAGCTAGCTCTTGGGTGTACTTAGATGGGCGTCCGGTCTTTTTGCGCGGCGCGTCCTTTGCAGACTCGGCAGCTTTGGCAATGGCCTCAGAAGCCACTTTTTCGGGCTTTTGGGGCGCTTTCTTGCGGCGGGAAGGGTTGGTATCGGCCATGGGTCAAACGGCTCCTTTACGGGGAGTTTATAGCGTTTGCCCTGTCCCTTGCAAAGTTTAGTTAAAAGTCGCAGTGAAAGTTCTTCTTCCGGCCCTCGCGTTTGGCCTGTCGCTGTAGCTCCTTGGCTAGAACCTCGCGGCCCTGCTGGGTGACCACGCTGCCAGCATCCACCAGCCCCCGGCGGCGCAGTGACCAGTACGTTGTCCAACTTCCCGGCTTGTCGTTAGCCAGCTTGAACCTCCAGCCCATTGCAAAGTGCCGGAGCATGAAAAACTGATGCGGCGACAGGCTCATTGTTTATTGGGCTTTCCGTTAGCCAGTTGCTTGGCATAGGCCCTCACCAGGGGGACGCTGGCCTGGGGCACCCATACCTCCAGCCGTACCAGCCCCAGCTTCTTTCGGCGCTCCCGTAGGGCTTGCTGGCGCTCTTTGAGTGTCTTGTCTGTCATGGTGTTAAATTTTAGCTGGATGTTGGATCTTGTAGTCGTGAAAGACGGCGCCCTTGGTTTTGTCCCCTACTTCGCAGTTGGTGACCCAGACCTTCTTGCCGGACTTCTTCATCGTCCTCCAGTGCCCGCGGCGTTCATGCCACCTAGGGCTGGCGTGCGTACCCCCCAGGTCTGGGCCTCGAGGCTTTGCTGGCGCAATGGTGATGGTCGTCCAGTCGTAGGTCGGCACCTTCCCCTGGCGGAGCTTCTTCTCCCAGTTGGCCCGCTTGACCGGCAAGTACCCGGTGACAGGGGTGGTCTCCAGGGACTCGAGAAAAGCCGCCACGAAGGCCAGGACGCCCGTGGCGTAGCTGGTGCGGTAGTCAAAGGGCGTGCCGTCCTTGTGTTTGACCTTGATCCCCTCGTTGTCCACCACAAAGAAGAACCCCGGAATCATCACCTGCTGGCTTGTTTTGGCGTTAAGAGCATCGTTGTCCCATTGAAGTCCAGCCACACCGGTAATCTCGCCCACGCGGGAGATAAACAAAAGCGCCCTTTTGCCCTCGTAGGCGCATACCAGTGCCGTCTGGGGGAATGGCAGATCCCTAGAAAGCACCTCCGCGCTGATAGCCTGCTCGCGCTTGTAGGCTGCGCTCATGTCGAACCAGTGGTGGTCAACCGCACGCTCGGGATTCATGGCAACCATCTCTTGGATGAGGGGGGTCACAACATGCGCTCCTGATGCTTATCCATGTAGTCCTTCTTGAGCCACTCAATCCCGCCAGCAAACTCGTAGACGTTGTGATGGGGGGAGAAGCACGACATCCGGGTGCCGTCAGCGGCAAACCCCATGCCGACAAAGCTGCGAAGGTTCCCGCTCTTGGCGTCCTCCAGCACCGCCTCGAGCATCTTGACCAGCCCCTCAATGGGCTCCTGCTCGTGGAAGGGGACTTGCCCTGGGAGGGTTTTGATGTTGCTCATTTTTGCCCCCTTGTGCGGATGGCGGCGGCGCACCAAGTCGCCAAAACGTCCTCGTCATCGTACTCAGCGTCGATGTCCTCGCACACTTTTGCGCACGCCTCTCGTTCGGACTCGCGCACCTGCCACTCCAGCTCAACCAGCAAGTCCTCTATCGTCTCGCCGTGACCGGTGGTGTAGCCGGAGCCAATCTGCCAACGGGCTACTTTCTCGCGCTCGGCTGCCTCCACCAAAGCAGCGAAGCGCTCGAGTTCCTGAACTGTTCGTTCAAACCCATCAGGCCTCCAGCCGTTGGCCTTCTCGTACAAGCGAAGTATGTCGTCTCGGTTCATCTCAGGCCTCCGGGTTGAACTCGACATCGACCAGCATGCCAGCCCCACGCAGGGCGCGAACCACCTTTGCGGGCAGGTATTCGCTGGTGCCGTCGTAGTCCGTCAGAGCCAACTGGCCGCCAGTCTCGACGAACCAAAGGCCGCCGCCCTCGACGCCGTTCTTGTGCTCCCAGTAGCCGTACTTGGCCGCGGGGTCCACCCCGACAACGCCCAGATCGGGGCCGTCACCGTAGGGCTTGAGGTTGATGGTGTAGTTGTAGGACATGGTGGTTCTCCTGTTGAAAAATCGGTTTAGGCCTTGGGGCGGGTGATCACGGTCTGCTTGACTTCATTGCGAACGCCGTGCTCTGCGACGGTGGCAGTGACGGTGAAGGTGTCACCCTCAGAGCGGTAAGAGCCATCCTCACGATTCACGAAGGCGCGGGCGTTGCCCTTGTAGATCACCACGTTCTTGTCGGCATCCTCGCAGATGTGCAGATACTGCTCACCAAATTGGCTGCTCCACGAAATCACTTTTTTGAGGGTGATGGTGACGGTCAGCTTCTCGCCCACGGCGCCCAGGTGCTGGAGGTTGGCGTTCAGGGCGGCCTGCTTGTCAGCCCACTCGGCCTTGCGGGCGGCGCGAGCGGCGATGCCCTTGCGGATCGCGGCCACTTGGTTGGGGGTGAGCTTGCCGAAGGTGTCGTAGGCCCGAGCCATGGAGCCCATGAAGTCCTCTTTGTAGGACTTGAGGCTGCCGTAGTCGTCATACACGCGACCCGCATCAATGGCGCCCAGGAGGGTCTCGGCATCCTCGTGGGTGCGGCGAAAGGTCTTCTGGGCGTTGGCGATGATGTTGCGCTTGGCCGCGGCGTAGTAAGCGTTTTCGTTCTCGATAACGGGGCCGTAGATTGCTGCCATTTGTGTGCTCCTGCTGTTGATGGCTCTATTCTGGCATCGTTACCGGTAACGTCAACAAAAAGATATTAATAGCCAGCCGCAGGCCGATAGGCTCAATCTATAGGGCGTTTGAGGCGGTCCCAGTGGACAGCCAACACCACTCGGTTGGTGATTCCGGTGCGCTCCCTGATCCTGAACAGGATCTTCTCCAGGGCGCGGATGTCGATGTTGATAGCTCGAGAGATCGCCTTGTTGCAGCCGTGCTCGCACAGGGCGTCCAGCACCTGGGCCTGTCTCTTTGTGACCTTCATTATTTTGCTCGGGTGTAAACAGTGAACTGTCTCACATTCAAAATGCGCTCGGGGTGACTCTTGGTTGAGAGCCCGGCTACATGGCTGATGTCATTGCCCTTCTCACGCTCACGATCCACCACAGCGCTTTGGTTGATGGATAGCCTAGCTCCGTTGTCAGTGGCAAAGATGGATGGCCGCGGGTTCTCCCGCCAGCGAAAAGGGCTATCAATGGGGCAGTTGCATTTCATGTGTTCTCCATAAAGGCAGCCAGCACAGGCAGCGGCGCGACTGTCCAAAGTTGCTTGTCCTTGCTCTGCCACAAACAAAACAGTCCGTGCTGATCCTTGTTTTTCAGTTTCTGTCGGTGCTCTTCAGCTTCTTGCCATGTATCAAATGAAGCGGTGCATGAGACAGTTTCTGGTTTAGTCATCGTCGTCCTCCTCAATGTGGTTCACGATGATCTGTTGCTTCACCAGCTCCAGGCAACCGATCACGGTCGCCACGACCATCGTCTCGTCATACCGCCGAATAACTTCCATCAGCTCTTCGGTCAGGCTATCGGCTAAGTCTCCAACGTACCGGGTCATGTCTTCTCTCCTCTTGCGCGGATGGCGGCGGCAGCCAGCTTGGGCGTGAATCCACAAACCATGCAGCCACCCTTATCGTTTTTAACGAATTCAGCCAGCGGCGGGGCATCCTCCACCATTTGAGCTATCGCCTCGCGCTCGGCCTCCACCGCCCGCCGCGTCTGCACACAGGCGAAGCGCTCGCAGTTGGCGTGGCAGGAATGAATGTCGGTCGATAGCAGGTAGTCGCGGTGGAGGGCGGCGAAGCGGCGCAGGAAGTCCACATCCTTTTCTGGTGTATCCGACAGCTCAGGGAAAGCCCCAGCCTCCCGCGCCATGCTGAGAATTTCGTCGCGTGTCACTTTCTTTTCCTCAGCTTGTACTCTTGCCGGGCCTGCCAGATCAGGGCCTTGTGATCTTCATCCGTGTCGTAGCGTGCCCAGCGCCAAAGGGACGCGGCTTCTCGGACTACCTGGGTGGGCGCATCACGCCACACGAACCAGCGGCCATTAAGCAGCCTCCATGTGGCACGGATTGCATAGAACCAGTACCTCATGCTTTTCCCTTCGCTGCGGCGATGGCGGCGAGGTTGGACGCGACGTTCCCCATCCGTTTGGAATACTCTTCCAAATTTCCCAACGCCTCCAGCAGTTGCGCGTTGACACGGTGCATGCGCTCCACTTCCAGTTGTTCTTTTCTGAGTTGCTGGATGTGGTCTTCATTCTCCGCGTGCAGGCGGCGCAGTTCGTCGGCAGCGGCTCGGCGCGGCGGGTATTCTTTTTCTTCCAGCGCATCAGCCAGCCGCAGGGCGTCGGGTTGCTCAGTCATAAAGCACCCCCAGCAGATAGCCCAGCACAAACGCCACCATTGGGTGGCATAGAAAAGCGATTAGTCGGTTCATTCCCCACCCCCGATCCCGTGGTCGTTAGAAAAGATGCGGGGCTTGGGCAAGTCGCACAACCATTGCTTGGGCGCATCCTTGAACTTCGGCTCGCGCTGCTCAAGCAGAGACACGGCAAACTCCAGCCCGTTGTACAGCCCATGCATGTACGGGTCGTAGTTCCAGTTTCCGTCCGCTCCCTGAACATCGCGCATCTCACGCACCGAGTCCGTCAGCGGCTGGCACTGGGGCGGGGCGGCGCTCTTGCAGACCTTGCCTAGCTGGCAGCGCACGTTCCAGCAGCCTCGCGGGTCTTTATCGCACCCCGGCTCCTGCCGCTCGGCCTGCTCGCCCTTCATCTCTTCGCTGGCCGCAGCAAAGGCTTCCTCTGCGCGTTTAACTCGCTCGGCCTGCTCAATGGCGAGGCGTAGGGCGTCTATGACCGAATCAATGTGACCAACAGGAACCCCCGTCGCGTCAATGTCATACAGCGCATCAAGCGCCTGACGCATAACCTCAATCTGGTTCATATCGTGCATCCTTCATGGTGCTTACGCTTGGCCTCGACATAAGCGAGGTGCGCGAGTTCTGGCGTTTGATGAGTTCCAAGGTTGACCTTCTTGCCGTCAACGCGAATCTCAGCTCGCCAGCCCGTCCCGTTTTTGCTCACTCCTAGGAAACCAGTTGCGCTGTCTGAACGTGCGCGACGTTGGTTTTGCATGTTTAGGCTGCGATTTGCCAAGCGCAGGTTGCAAATTCTGTTATCCGATGGGTTGCCATTAATGTGGTCTATGTGTTGCTCCGGCAAGTCGCCATACACAAAAGCCCATGCAAGTCGATGCGCTTTGTGCATCTTGCCTTGGACTTTGATGCACACATATCCAAGTCTGTCTTTGGCATTGGCAAGTTTGCCTGCCACCTTATGCGGAGCGTCAGCAGTCCACCGAAATTCGCCGGACTCTTGGTCGTACCGCAAAACTCGTTTGATTGCGTCCAGGCTCATAGCTGTCTCCCCGCAGGTTTGTCGCAGGGCCACACGCTCTTGAGCACATGCGAGACGATCTGGTTAGCAGGTAGGTGCCTGATCGCTGGCGTGTTCTCTAGGTAGTTCTTGACCATGTCTCGAATCTGCCCCGCGGTGATATTGTCTGGCGGGCAGTGCGTGATGCCCAGCAAAGCATCGGTTACCCCCGTGATGTAGCCCATCCCGATGGCCGGGAGGACTTGAGTGCCGCTGTTGTTGTTCAACTCGGACAGTAGCTTGTTGCCATCTTTGAAGTAGGCGTGAGCAGAGCCCGCCACAAGTGCAAGGCACAGGATGATGTATTTCATGGCTCTCCCACAATCTCATAGATCACAAGGCCCACCGTCGTAACGATGAGCCAGAACTTCATGTTGAAGATGAAGTCAGCCCACTTCTCGTCTTCGTTCATAGCATCTCCACAGTGATGCGATACGCCTTGCCGTACCGGTCTTGCACATCAATCGTCTGTCGACCCGTCATCTCGCCATCTTCTCGCTCCAACTTGGCGCGGGAGACGCTGGACAAGATCTTCTCGTGATCAATTGCCTTGAGGTCGCCAACGATGAGGTTGGCGATGTAGTTGGCGTAGCCCAGCAGCTCAAACATTGCTGGTCTCAACCAATTTGGCAAGCTCGTCAATGAGCATCTGAGCCTGCTCTTTATTCAACGTCACATGGGAGCTGCCACTTTGATGCTGGATCGACAGCCAGATGATGTTCTTGTGGAACTCAGATACGTAAACAATGTTGTTGGAGTTGGTGGTGGGAATGGATGCGTATTCCATGATGACTCCTCAGCGGGCGGTGGTCTTGACAGAGAAGGAAGCAGAGACCTTGGTGTACTTGGCGTACTCAGCCTCGCCAAAAGCCTTCACGAACTTTTCTTTGTCGAACAGAGTGCGGTTGGACTCGCTGTAGGTAGCCTTGAACAGGTTGCCTTCGATCACCTTAGGACCGCCCTTGCTGGCAGAGTCCTTGATGTCGTTCTTGATCTTCTCAGCCTTGACGGTCAGATCAGCGATCTGGGCGAGCAGCAGACCCAGCTCGTCAACTTGGGTCAGGGCGATGTCGTTTGCGTTCATGAGAATTCTCCGTATCGGTCCTGCGGATTGCAGTGAGGGAATTCTAACGCTAAGTTAAAGAACAATGCAATAACCCTACAAAAATGTGGGGTCTTTTACGATGTTTCGCCTTTTAGCAACGCCTTGGTGTCCTCCAGCAGGTCGGCCTCAGTAAAGCCCCAGTGCTTGGGGAAGCCCTTGGTTCCCAGGCCGTGAACGCCTGTCTTGCCCCGGTGGTGCTCCGGGCACAGGGGGATGACATCCCAGTGGCTCGAGCGCCTAGCCCCCCCTACCCCAGCCCTGGGGTGATGCAGCTCCGCGGGGGTGCCTGGATACCCCATACGCCGGCAGACGGCACAGCCCAGCTCCGCCACCGCGTTCATGTGTTTGCGCTCTGCAATGGTGGTCACACTGTCATCCTGTGCTCGGTGCGCTTGGAGGCCTCCTGTGACCTCCAGACCTCGATACGAGCCTCCGCAGCGATCAGCATCCAGCGCAGCTTCTCCTCGGTCTCTACAGCCTCTTTGAGGGCTATCAGGTGCTGCTTGTAGGCCGGGTTGGAGTACGCCTCCCTCTCTTGGGCGTTGGCGGCCTCATAGCCCCCCACCAGAGCGTCCTTCATGAGCTGGGACTTCAGGCTCTTGCGGTACTCCTCGAGGTAGATCCGGTTGGCTTTGGCCTGGGCGTACTCGCTGGCCTTGGCGATCATGTAGTCAACCGCGGCTTGCGGATCGATCATCTTGTCACTCATACGAAACCTCCAGATCAACCACCAGCATCGGCGGGTCACACTTGTAGACCCGGCGGATGGTGATGGGCTCAAAAATCTTGTCGTTCACCCCCAGAGCCATCGCCATGGCATCCAGCCCCGCCTTGCTTGCTGCCAGCAGGTTGTCCGCGTCCCGGTGGCGCCCGTCTGGCATCCGATAGGTCAGGGTCAGAGCGATGGACTTGGGGTTTTGCAGGCGGTGCTTGACCTGATCAATCGTGAGGATCGAACAGATGTGCTTGTAGTCCATCTTCTTTTTGTAGACAGCGCCCCAGTGCTTTCCAGCAGCCCGATTGGGGAACAGCTCTGCCGGCGGGAAGTCCAGCTCAATCCTCATTGGCGCTGGCTCGGGATGCGGTTGAGGATGGCCTCTGCGGCGTTTTTGAGCGCCGTATGGAACTCACCCTCTTCCTCCTCTGCTGCGAGCGCCATCACGATCTCAGCGCAGGCCTGACGCTCAATCATCACAGCCTGCCGGCTGGTCTCAATCGCCACGGCCATGATCTCGGCCTTGGCTTGGGCCATCGCCTCACCAAACTCCTTGTCGGTGTACAGCGTCTGCCCCGCACCGGTACCCAGCAGGAAGCGCTTTTGAAAATCACTTAGCTCCACTTTTGACATTTGCTCTCTCCTTGTTCATCCTGTTAATCAAATCTTGCAGAGCATCTTCGCCCCTGATGCGCCTGATGTCACTCTTTACTTTTTCCCACCATGACTGCGCGGGCGCGGACCCAACCTCGCCAATCTTCTTCTTGTAGCGGGCTATCCACTCCCGTGCTTCGCAGTTCCTCATGTGCTCCAAGGTCTCCGGTGACATGCAGGGCACGGAAGATGGAGGACGGGCCAACATCACGCCCTTCACGGGCCGCGTCGAGGATCGCTTTGGCTTGCTCATCATTCATGCTTGATCCCCAAGGCATCCCGAGCCATCTTGGCAGCAAAGATGCCCACCGGAAGGCCGCTCTTTTGCTTGTCAATGATGCGCTTGGCCCAGGCCAGGGGGTCGTTGGGGTAGTCCTTTTTGATCTCGTAGCGCGGAGCAGCTTGGCAGTAGGCCTGAAAGCACCCAAAGCACATGGCCCCGTAGGCGCTCAGATGCTCCCTGGCGGTGCTGGACAAGCAAGCGCTGCACCGCAACACCTCAGAGCCAACTTCCAGCTTCTCAGACTCATAGTTGCGTTTGGCGGTTTGATAGCTCATCTCATTGCTCCTTATGGTAGAAGCCCTCGATCACGCGAGGGAACTTTGACGGGTTGAACAGAAAGTCGATGTCGGCCTTCCAGTCCTTAGACTTGCCGGTCAGGAACTTGGACTGGCTGACCATGTCGAAGTACCACGCGAAGAACTCCAGGCCCTTCTCGCGATCCAGCTTGTCAGCAGTAACAACCTCCCTCCAACGCGCAGAAATGGCCCTACGGCGGCTTTCGTTGACCACCGAGACCCTAGGTAGCATCGGCAGCTTCTCGTTGTACAGAGCCACGATTTCCTCGGTCGGAGCAGCAGGGGTCAACGTCTCGCGTTGACGAGTACCGTTAGGTACTTCTATCTTGGGTTCTGTGTCTTGGGTTATGGGTAATGGGTCTTGGGTAATGGGAGCATTGCCTTCGGATTGCGCTCGCAATGCGTTCGCATCCCATCTTGCCTTAGCTGAGGCTCTGGCCTTCTCTTTTTTAGCACCAACGGATTCAATTTCCTGCTGAACCCGCTGAGAGACCCATCCGTCATCGGTGCGGACGAAGAACTCTTGCAGGACGGACGCAATGCAGTCGCTGTGCGAGCGCATGCGGATGAGGCGGGAGATCTGCTCAACGTCCAGCGGAATCGGGGACTCGTGCAGGTAGGCCCAGTCAAGCAAACGCCTGTAGGCAAGGTCTTCCATCTCGGTGAGATGGGCCGTGTGCGACTGGTAGTCGCCAATGTTGAATTGGTAGTAGTGCATAGCACCTCTCCGTCTGGCCTCCCTCTGGCAAATGAAACTGACGGCAGGCGGGGAGGCTCGCTTTTCGGTGCGCTCATGACTTCGCACCTAGCCGGGTTTCAAACTTACTCTACGCCACAGCTTTTGCAGCGTCAACAAAAATGTCTGGGCGCAGCTCTGCGCGGGTCACAAGGCCTTGGGTGGCCTGCTCAATCTTGACTGCCATCTGGGGGCTAGGCCGCCGCTGGGCGTGGATCAGAAGGCTCATGTAGGTGGCGGTGATGCCAAGGTACTGCGCCATCTCAATCTTGGAGCCCCGCGGCTCCGTGGAGAAGTACTCTTCAAGCGTCATCTTTTTTCCGTGCGTGTTCGATTGCCACCAGGGCGTCAGCAATGTGCTCAAGAGCCTCTTTCGCCTCTCTGATCGCCTTCTCATAGCGACGATCAAGCATCGCGTCATGCAGGTTCTTCAAGGCCCTTTCGGCCAGCATCGTGGGGCGAGCGTAATCAATCATGGCTCGACTATAACATGACGTTAAAACGCAACACAAGAGAAATCTTGTACACGCAGTTAAATTTGTGGTGTAATTGCTTTGCGTCGATAGCACGCTCATGAAAGGAACGATATGAAGTATGAAGAGCTTCCCCTGACGACTCGCTCGGGGGTACGGATTGGCGGGGCCTACACACCGCCCCCCACGGACTACAACAGCCGCGAGGATGTCTACTGGCAGGGCGTCCTGCTCAACATTGAGCCCACGTTCAGCGAACGCCGCATCATCGGCTGGATCGCCTACATCCTCTGCCTGATCGCCATCTTCACCCTGCTGGGGGTGTTCGCATGAACCACACCCCATCGGAGCGCTTTGAGCGCGTTGTCTTCCTTGTCGCTGTCATCGTTGTCCTGCTGGACGTTCTGATCTGGAGGCCGTGATGGAACAACTCTACAAAGACGCATTTTTTGATGAACAGAAGAATGGGCGGCTGGTGTTCGTCATGACGCTTAACGACTCCGAGCAACTGCGCTTTTTTGTCGGCATCGGGCAGGGCCTTAACGATGCCATCGACGTAAACAACACAATCGCCCACGGCATGACCCTGCCAGCGGAAGCGGGAATTGCCATCTTCTTTGGGAGCTCTCAATGACCTTCCAACAAGAGTACGAGGAGTGGTTGAACGACCCTCAAGCCCAAGCCGAATATCAGCAATGGAGACAAGACCAGATACGAAACCAACTTCCAGACCCCTTCACCACAGATCCTTCCATCTTTCTTAAACAACTTAGTGAGTTAAAAAATGAGTCTCTTCGCTGAAAGCACCGGTGGTTCCTTCAAGCCCGTTCCGGCGGGTATGCACCTTGCCCGTTGCTACCGCATCATCGACCTCGGCACCCAGAAGTCCGAGTACGAGGGCAAGGTCAACTTCCTTCGCAAGATCAAAGTCGTCTGGGAGGTGCATGGCACCGACGATGACGGCACCCCCATCGTCACCGACAAGGGCGAGCCCTTCATCATCACCAAGGACTACACCCTGTCTTGGGGCGAGAAGGCCAACCTTCGCAAAGACCTCGAGGCATGGCGCGGCAAGCCCTTCTCCCAAGACGAGCAGCGCCGGTTTGACCTCAAGAACGTGCTGGACAAGTTCTGCATGATCAACGTGCAGCACAAGCCCCGTCGCACCGGTGACGGCGTGTATGCCAACGTGGTCAGCGTTACTCCCGTCCCTGCGGCTCTCAAAGCCTCCATGCCCAAGGGTTTCAACCCCGCCCAGATGTTCACCCTCGGTGAGCCAGACATGGAGATGTTTGAGACCTTTGGCGATTACCTCAAAGAGCAGATCAAGCAAAGCCCCGAGTGGAAGGCTCTGTTCGCCGCATCCCCTGAGACCAAAACCTCTAAAGGAGCCGATGATGACTTTGGCGATGACGAGATCCCCTTCTGAAGCCAACATGACCCTGCACCTGTTTGACTTCAATCCGACAGGTGAGCAGCTTCGGGATGCCGGGGTTGCCAAGGTCTACAAGCACCACTCTGGCTGGGTCGATAAGGCCCGGTCCACCGCCAAGGCTATTGCGGCTTGGAGGGGGTCGGTGTCCATCGACGAGGTGCTGGAGGCTTGCCCCCGGCCCGAGTCGGTCCACCCCAACGCCACCGGCAGCATCTTTCGGGAGAAGTGCTGGAAGCGCGTCGGCTATACCCAGTCCAAGTCCCCTGCGGCGCACGCTCGCGTGGTGGGCATCTACGAGCTAATCAAATGAGCATCATCGTTCGCGCATCGGAATCCCTGCACTGGTACCGCAGGGATGGCACCCCCCAGTACTCGGTGGAGGCAGCCAAGGGAGGCATGAGGGCTACAACCCTCAGAGACGCACGCAAGATGAATCTGGTGCCCTCGGTCACCACCATCCTTAAGTGCGCCGCCAGCCCCGGTCTGGAGGCCTGGAAGCTCAATCAGATGCTTCTGGCAGCTCTCACCCTTCCTAGGGTGGATGGCGAGTCTGAGGAGTCGTTTGTCACCCGTGTGGTGGCCGACTCCAAAGAACACGCCAAGATGGCTGCGGAGCGGGGGACTCGAGTCCACGCCGCGGTTGAGAAGCACTATGAGGGGGTGGTCGATGAGGCCATGTCCGAGTACCAGATCGGCGTGAGCAAGTCGATCCAAGAGGCCTTTGGTGACCTAGCGTTCCTGCCAGAGAAGGCCTTTGCCCACGAGCTGGGGTTCGGCGGGAAGGTGGATCTGCACGCCCCTGGGGTGGTGCTGGACATCAAGTCCAAGGAGTTCACCAGCGAGGACAAGGTCGAGGCCTATGACGAGCACATGATGCAGCTTGCCGCCTACCGGGTAGGTCTGGGAATGCCCGAGGCCCGCTGCGCCAACGTGTTTGCCTCAGTCCTTGAGCCCGGTCTTTGCAAGATCGTGGAGTGGTCGCAAGAGGATCTGTCTCGCGGCTGGACCATGTTTGAGGCTTTGCTCAACTATTGGCAAGCCAAGAATCAACACAAGTGAGGACAAATTGGACAACTTACTCGGTATCGGTATTGTTGCGTGGGTCGGCCTCGCTTGGCTGACTCATGTGATCGTTTGCATCTCAGCGGGCAAGTGGCTTTTCTTGCTGGCGGGTGCAATTTTCTTCCCCATCGGCTGTGTACACGGCACTGGGGTGTGGTTTGGCGCTTTCTAAATCGGGGGAAAGCGGATGCTGGGCGGTTCTGTGAAAAAACATTGGATACCCGGACGCAGCGAGTACCCCACCTTAAAACTGGAGAAAACATGATCAAAGAAGAACAGATCAAAGCAAAAATCAAAGACGCCGTGTACGTTGTGATGCCCGATGGTCGAACCACCATCTGCCAGATCCAGCTTGCCAACGGCTTTTCTGTCATCGGAACCTCGTCGTGCATCAACAAGAATGACTTCAACCTGACCCTTGGGCGCGAGATCGCGTACAAGAATGCGTTTGAGAAGATCTGGGAACTAGAGGGCTATCTGGCGATGAACAAGCTCGTCGCTCTGCCTGTCGTCGATCCGATGAAGAAACCCCGCAAGCACAAGTACGGCATCAAGGCTGACGGCACCCCTCGCAAGAAGCCCGGTCGCAAGCCGGCCAAAAAGGTTGCACCGCTTCCCCAAATTGAAGTTCCTGTGCTGACCGAGGTGGCGACGGCATGAACCCCTATCTGGACATCAACGAGATCAAGGAAGTCTTCTTTAAGTGCCACTTGAAGGAGAACCACAACTTCCTCGAGGAAGACCTCCAGACGCTGGCAGACGCGCTCATCATGGCCGCCATGCCAGAGATCGTCCGCACGGAGCGCAAGGCCTGTATCAGCTTTGTGCGAACCCTCAATACCCTGGTGGCTGAGAAGCTCCAAGAGTACAGAGGGCCGCTGTGACACCAGCAGAGTTCATCACCGCACTTTTTGGAGACGGGTGGACTGAAGCCCAGCTACCCGTGTTTGCGATCATGATCTCGTCCATGCAGGAGGACGCCAAGCGGTACCACGAAATCAGGGATGTCCTGTGCAAGGGTACCGACTGGGTGGCCGCCCGCGCCGACCTCATGATGGCCGATGAACAGATCGACAACGCTCGGCGTGCTGGGCTGCTATAAAAAACCCCGGCGCTAAGGCCGGGGCAAAGACTCTTGAGATCTGGCAACTGCAAGAGTGACCGTTAGGTCAGGGTCTAGCATAGCGGAAGGCAGGGCTTTGAGCCTCTTGCATCTCAGCCGCAGTTGCAGGGGCCACCGGTGGCTCGGCGCGGATCTTTCTGGCCCGATCCAGCACAGCCAGGGCCAGGGGAGATACACCCGCCATACCGCCACCTAGAGCGAGAATGGCCGGGTTACGCGACATCATCATGGCGCTTCCTAGGGCTCCGGTGCCGCTCAGAACTTGACCGGGCAAATCTTTTTGTTCAAGTCGAGTCGCGAACTCCTGTGCGTTACCAGCAACACCAGCACCAGCCAGACCATATCGACCTATAGGGCTTTGGGCGATAGCGCCTACAGTTCCAGCAGCGCGAGCCAAGGGGCTAGGGGGGGTAGGGGCGGGGGGCTGGCCGTGGATGGACAACGCGCCAGGGCCGTAGAAGCCTTTCTTGGCAAGCGGGCCGGTGACCTTGCCCGAGGGCATGACGTTGCGGTAGGACTGCGCGGCCTCGGCAACCGTGTCAGCACCCTCGCGCATTACACCGGTGACCTTGGAGGCCCACTTCTGTCCAGGGCTCATAGGGCCGCCAGGAGTGCGCCCAGGAGCTCTAGCAGGGGGTTCGTCAGCGCCCAAGACAGCTCCAGCAACCATCCGACCGGCACCTAGGGAAGAGCCTACTGCACCACCTAGCAAAGCAGCGGTTGCGGTGCGGTTGTCTGATTCAGGCTCTACAGGCGCCTCAACAGCATCCGGCGGCGGGGCTTCCTCTTCAGGGGGAGGCTCAGAGAAGCCGCCATACGCTCTGATACGATTGACGTAATCGACGGACTGCGCGGGGGGGTCTCCTTTACCCGAAAAAAACGGGTGATCAGGCCCAGCGTTGTATCCCACAGCACCCAACACCGGGTCGCCAAACTTGTCGATTGACTGGCGCAGATACTTCATGCCAGCATCAATGTTGGCGTCCGGGTCGTCCATGAGCTGCTTGACCTCAAAGCCCAACAGCTTTCCGGTAGCAGGCTTGACCTGCATGATGCCGACCTCACCCGAAGAGCCGCGAACAACTTTTTCGCCGCTCTTATGGCGAAGCTGACTCTCGGTGTAGGCCAAGGCTGCGGCTAGGCGAGGATTGACACCATACCGGTTGGCAGAGTCAATCACCCGGCTAAGGTTAGCCCGCTGCTCTTCATCCAGCGTGTCGATGAATTTAAGATCGTCCATTACGGATTGCTCCTTTGACGATTAAGTCTCTCTCTGAGGGATTCAGCAGTGATCGGCGTAGGGGCCGCGCCAGAAGCAGCAGGAGTTGCGGGCCTTGCACCTGCGGGTCTAACGCTAGGAGCAGAAACAATGTTGACCAGCCTATCGTGGTAGCTATCAATCAAGTTCCTGTATTGATCGCTATCCTTGAACTCGTCAGCATTGAGCTTAGACGCTCGAAGCCCTTTAGCAACGCTACGCTCAAATTCAGCCCTAGCAGTAAGCATCGCAAGTTTCTTGCGGATAGTCCCAGGGTTGTCTTCGCCCGTAACGGAACCAGTCCCATACAGCCGACGTTCAAAGTCAGAGACAGCGCCTTGCCCTTGCTGCAATCTGCTGAACTGTAGCTGCATCTGAGCAAACAAAGATGCCGCAAGCTGGTAGTCGTTGATTTGCTCTTGAGGAAGACCTATGTTCCTCATGACGTTTTGAATCTCAGGGATACCAATGCTATAGCCGGTAAGACCAACGCCCGTTTCAAGCAACTTGCCAACCCCAGCCATGAAATCAGGCCGGTTAAAGATACCAAAAATCTTTTCAGAATTAGGCTTTGCGACAATCGAATCAAGACTCTTATAAAGCGCAAGTCTTGATCCTACGTCTTCAGCGCTCGTCATTACGTTCTCAAAACGCCTTGCTCGGCCTTCTGCGTTTATCTTTGCTTCAGCCTTGGCCGCTTCTGTTTCAACCTCAAGCGCGGCTGTCGCTTCGCTGGGAGTTCTGGCCGCAGAACTAAGAGAGGGCCTAACAACAGGAGCAGCACCAGGAGGAACAGCCCCAGGAGCAGCCCCAGGGGTAGCCCCAGGAGCGGCAGCAGCAGCAGGAGTAGCAGCACTGGGTCGAGACAGAACCTTGGTGTAGCGATCAACGATCTCGTAGAAAGTCTTTGAGTCGCCAGTACGCCGAGCCCGATCAAGAGCCATAGCATCTTCTTCTGGCAACATCAACCGCATCGCGGGAGCGTTAGTTGCAGGATCGCCAGCAATAAAACGCTCAACAGGAGGCTTGCCGGGGAATGGGATGTACTCACGGGTAAGTTTGTTAACGTACCCACCCGGCTGAACAGAAATTGAGTCCATGGTCATCTTGTAGACGGACTCGTAAGCCTTCGCAACGTCGGGATTTGTAAGCTGCAATCTGGCGATCATGTCTGGAGTCACCTCACGACCGTTGATCACCACTCCAGGCCCATAATTATTTCCCTGAGTCACCTGACTAATCGCCCCAGCAGCCGGAGTAGTTGCGGCACCGGGGGCAGTTGCTGCACCACGAGCGGGGGCCGCACCTAAAATGCTTGCGCCAGGGGCGGCAGCAGAAACAGAAGTTGCTTCAGTAGGCTTGTTCTCAAAGAACTCAAGCCCGCGCTTCTTCGTAGCCATCTCACGCTCGGCCTGGGCTATCTGTAAGCGCAGAGCAGCGAGTTCCTGATTCTCTTTTAGCTCCTTCTCTTCCGCAGCCCCAGTCAACCTTGCTGCGTTACCGAGGCTTTCAAAGAAGCTACCGGTTTGCGTAGGCGCAAGAAAACCCTGCGACATCGCCAACAGCGTTGGATCAAAGAGTCGGTTTTTGCGCTGGTCTAGCGCATCCGTCATCTGCTTGAGGGCAGACTGATACCGGGCTTCGCTGGTCTCATCAACAGGCAGCGAAGGCTTCAGAGCCGCAGCTAAGGGTGAGGTTGCCATGGTTCAGTCTTTAAGGGTATTCATAACCGCCGTAGTCATAGCCGCTGTAGTCAGGGCCGACGTAGGTGGGGACGGGGGAGTCAGGGCCGCCAAGATATTCCGGCATGGAGGTGGCTTCGCCTCGGAGGAAGTTGCTCCAGAAGGCCTCGTTCTGACCTTCCGTTTGAGCTGCCAAAACGTCTTGTGCGGTGTATTCGCCTTTAGGGCCAGAGCCCGGTATGCCAAGAGACTTCAATAGCTTAACAATCTCAGTACCGCTCTTACCTGCGGCGGAACTCGCAAGGAAGGTGCTCAGGCCGGTGACCCTTGCCATATCAGAGGTTTGATAAGCGCCAGCCTTGGGACCGGTGAAGGTCGAAAGACTACCCATCGGCACTTGCTGACCCTGCATCAACCTAGACACAGCGGTAGCCGCCTTCAAGGGTGCCTCAAGCCTGGATTGCTCATAGGCTTGCTGCTCACCGCCGGCAGTCGTCATGGCCTTGGCACCAGACAACCCGAGCTCCTGCTCAAGCTGCGCCTGACGAGCCTGCGTCTGTGCCACTTGGTTCTGTAGCTGCGCTTCCGCAGTAGCCGCATCAATAGCTTTGTTATATCCGGCGCTCAGGGCTCCGAATTGCTGACCGGTCAGGTTGCGCTGGATGTCAGCCAAGGATTGTCCCGTTGCTGCTGCATACCGGCGGCTACCCAAGTCACCGCGGCCAACAGCCGCAGCGGTCAGGCTAGGCATCACGTTGCGGCGAATGTTCTGCTGGGCCAGACGCTCCATCTCATCCACTACGTTCTGGGTGTAGGGATTCATGAAGCGGGAGATGTCACCGGTGTCGATGCCAGCAGCCTGCCCCGCGGTTTGTTGCGAGGCAGCCAGTTGCGGACGATACGACTCAGCAGCAGTGGGAACTGCGGCGTAGCCCTGCTGTTGCAGTGCAGTCAGAGGAGCGACAAGCTGGTCCGGCGTCTTGGCAAGCTGGGCAGTCCCAGCCTGGGACAGGCCGGACAGGTAGTCGGTGTAATAACCAGGAGCTTCAGTTAGCTTTTTGGTTGTTTCCGTAATATCCGGAAGCGGCGCACCTTGAAAAACTGGCATGTTCGGCTCCTACTTTTTCAGAAAGTCCAGCGGGGACTTGATTTCAGGCGGCAGGTCTTTGGGCTTTGCAGACCGTGCGTGTTTGCGAATGCCGTGCATCATGTCGTACAGCTTGTCCGATCCCGCCTTGGTAGAGCCGTTGCCGATTGCAGCAACAACATCCGCAGGGAACACGAACTCACCATCAGCGAGCATGGCGGGAATGTCATCAGACTGCCCGTCTCCAGGGCCCGTTACCGCATCACCACGGCGAAAGTCCACTCGAGGCTTACCACCAGCGGCCATGAGAGGCGTAGCCATGCCACCAAGGGCGTAGCGGCCATACCGAGTGCCAGCGCCCATCAGGGGCGAGATAGCTCCACCAGAGGCGACAAACAGATTCTCATTCGGGTCAACCTTCTGGTCGCCACCAAAATTCAGAATCTGATCAATCGGGGATTCCGACCCGTAGTTAAAGTAAGGCTGCATGGAGGCTGTCTCAGTCCTTTTGTTATTGTCCGGCAAAACTTCAGAGTCCTCAACATCAAGGAACGGAGTTTGAACATCGGCCTTAGCAAAGAACGGCGCCAGAAAACTAGAGAACTCGGTCTCATCTTTGGGCTTGCCGATTCGGGCAACCAGATGCCGCAGTTCGTCCTCAGACACAGGAGGGGTCGCGTTAGAGCTAAGAAGGCCCAAAGCACCGGTTCTATAGGAGCCATACGGGTTTGCGGTGGGACGATTCTTCTCCAGCAGCGCATTCACAGCCGCCGGAGCAACCCTTTGAGCAATGTTCAGCGCCGCCAGCTTTTGCTCTAGGTCTTTTTCAGCCTGAAAGTTTTGCTGATCCGGCGCTGCCCGCAAGATGTCGGCAGAAGGAATATAATCAACGACATTAGATGAACTATCTATTGTTACCTTACTTCCGTCATCATAAGTATAGGTAAATGTGCCATTCGGGTTTGCTGCATAAGCAGTCGCCCCAGCGTTTAGTGCTGCATCCTGTGAAGCATAGAACGGCGTATCCATGCTAACCGGCACGCCAAAGTCCTGCGGCGGGTACAGGGAGGGGTTAGCCGGCTCGCCAACAGCGGCCAGATAGTCGAAATCTTCTCCGTAGTTGGCCCCGTAGGGGTCGGGGTCGATGCTGCCAAGATAGTCATCCACCGCGGCGGTGCGGGCCTCTTTGATCCCAGCGCCGATACCGGTGAGCAGACCAGCCCTTAGCATGGCCTCCTCGTCCCCGCCGCTGGTTACCCCTTCCGCAACCACGTTGCCCACAATCTGACCCGCTACAGCGCTTCCTGTGGCCTCTGCGACCGCCTCTCCAACGCCGGCGGCAATAGACCCGCCCACGAATGATGTAGCCCCGCCTACAACCGCAGCTTTTAGGACATCGTCTGCATCACCGCCTTGAATAGCAGTCATGCCGCCAGCCACAATGCCGGTGCCAATCGCGGTAGCAACTGCGGTGCTGACGGTTCCAACGCCGATTGCGGTGGCAACGCCTGCGCCGATGGCGGCTGATGCGCCCGTGACTGCCAGAACTATTGGTACTGCTGGCATTTTAGAACTCCATTATGTAAACATTGACAGACTTGCCTTCAATAACGGCTTTTGTCTGTTTAACGGGCAAGCCGGTCATCCTTGCAAGACGCGCAAACCTATTATCTTCACTGTAGGTGTATGCGACTTTCACGCCGATGTTTTGCAGGTAGGCGGCTAGGTCAACAAAGTTCTGAGCCAGCTCTCGAGGGTTGGCCTCGGTGCTCAGGGTGTGAACTTCCACAACGCCTTCGCCGCGCACGAGCACGAGAAACAGCACGTTGCCTAGGTGAACCAGCTTGGCGCCGTCTTCTTGCACAAGCGAGGCGAGCTTTGCCAGAGCATCATCTGCCCGCTCTTCGGAGCCCAGTTCTTGCAGGAAGTACTCCCTAGCAATTCTGATGACCTCTTGCTGTTCTTGTTCGTCCATGGGGTTACACCGTTTGTCTTGGACTGACTGCGCCCATGAAAGCCATGGCCCAGTCCATCCAGTTGTCAAAATTGTCCGTCATTGGGGTTGCCTCGTTAGAGAACACATCAATGGCGCGGATACCGTTGCCCCAGATCTTCCAGTCCGTGGTAGGACCAGGGATCTCAAGCTGCTGGGGTGCGTACAGCTCGCACATGAGACTCGCCCACGAGTCAAACGTGTGATACCGAGGGTCATAGACCAGTGCGGGATTAAGAGCCACCGAAGCCCCTTACGTCGCCGAAGTCGGCACTGACGATCACGCGGCCCATCTGATAGTCGCCACCTTGCACATCCGAGCGGAACTTCAGGCGCAACTCTCGGCGCTGCTCGCGCAGGTCAATCTTGCCAGTACCGGGCAGGAAAACATACGGGCCCGTGGTCACATCCTCAACCTGGGCATACGGGCGACCGGTGATGTACAGCTCCATCTCCCCGATTTGCAGGAAGTCGGGCTCCAAGCGCTCCAGATCCAGCCAGTTGTTCTGACCCACCATCCCAGGCTCGGACGGGCCGCCAGAGACCCAGCCCAAGTCATTGGTCTCAAAGTAAGACTCAATGGCGTTCTGGTTCTGGCCCCTGACCTCGTCCAGGCCGTACTCGTGCTGCCACAGGCTGATCAGCCCCGGCGTGGTGGTAAAGGACACCGCCACCCCCGAAATGGTCGCCACTGCGTTATTGGACATGGTCAGGATCATGCCCCACAGCGTGGCAACGTTGATTGAGAAACCGGCTCCGGTTCCACCAATGCTCGCCGCCGTGGCGCTCAAGACATTTCCGACCACATACCCTACGCCAGCCGAGACAAGAGTGACCGCAGTCACAGCCCCGCCGGATACCGTGATGTTGGCAGTAGCTTGGAAGCCAGTGCCTCCAGTCAGGGGGACGTTGGTATAGGTGCCGTTTGTGTAGCCAGAGCCGCCAACCAAGGCGTTCAAGGTCTTGATGCCGCTGGTGGCGATCCCGACAATCCTCGTGTTTGCAGGAATGCCGTTTCCTGTGACCGTACAGTTGAAAACAACATCCCCGTCATACGTGTCGGCGTATAGAAGATCGCTGCCGTTGGTAAGGTCATAGGTGCCAGCGGTCAGAGGTTGTGCAGTGCTGACATCCCAGCCAGCATTGACCGGGTAGGCAAACACCTGGGAGAAGTATCCGGCAGAGCGTTGAGCGCCCAAGGCCTGACCAGCGTCATACCAAGTGTTCTCGCGCACGTTGTAGACAATCGCATCCGTGCATTCGGTGGCATCCCCGCGGGGGTAGTACCACCAGATCTCGCCAAACCGCGGAACCTTTTGGGCCCAGACCTTCTGGCGCTGCTGATAGTTCAGGTTGTCAAAGAACCAGTTCTGGTTCATGGCGTTGGGGATCTCTTTGACCACGCCGTTGTACATCATGAAGCGGTCAACACCACACCAGTAGTAGATGCCGTCATACTCAATCACAGACTGGCTGGACATGATTGAGGTCTGGCTCGAGATGATGTCGTAGCGCCAGAAGGTAGGAGCCGCAAAGTTCTGCGTTCCTGACACACCCAGACTCTGGGGGGCATAAGACACGCGGATCAGGCTGTCCAGGCTCCAAAACAGGCCGCTGGGGCTGTTAGAGCCGCCTCGCACGGGTAACCCCTGGACGATCTTGCCGGAGGCCACGTTGACCTCGTTAGCGTCCTCAGAGACCCAGTCCTGGGCATTGCCAGCAGAGCAGTTGCGGATCAGGCCGTTGTTGCCGTAGACAAAGACGTAGGGGTGCAAAACAACCACCCCACCGGAGACCGACACGTTGTTGTCGATGGTCAGGGTAGAAGCCCCGGTAATCGTTGCAGCAGCACTCAGGACAAAGGTGGTCGTGTTGGTTACCGAGGCAACCGTAGTGCCCACAGGAATGCCCGTGCCAGAAACCGACTGACCTGCGCCAATCTGCAAGGTGCTGGCGACCGTGACAGTGGTCGTGGAGTTCAGCGTGGCAGCAACGGTAAAGACGCCGATGGGAGCCATAGAAGACCCCGCCACATCACCGATCAAAACCCGAGTGTTCACGGTGCTGTCGATCTGGCCCAAGTCCTGTCCAGGGTGGGCCACAAGAGTCGCAACGCCAGCCCCGCCAACATCGTAGAAGCCGTCAAACTGCCACAGGTTGTCAGGACTAGCGGTAAAGCCCGTCAGCGTGAAGTTGGAGACGCCAGAGCCGATCCCGTTGTTGTCCACGGAGATAGCTTGCAGGCCGTCAGAGTAGCCGCTGAAGATCTTGGTAAAGCCGTTCTGAGGGGTGACCCAGATGCCCCTAGAGGGGCCATCGAGCTGGTCAGAGATCTGCCGGTATCCCCCCATCTTGCGAGGCCGACCACGCTGGAACCGCACCCATTGACCATCGTTGTAGAACAACTTGTCAAAAACGGTGCCGTCGCGCTGGATTCCAGGCTTCGTATCAAGAGAGAAGACCTTAGAGGCCATTAGAACGTGCCCCCAAGAACACCACCAGTGAAGGTTCCGGTGCCGTTGATCGTCAAGCCAGTCGAAAGAAGAGCAAACCGGTTCACGCCTAGGATGGAGATGTCAAACTGCCCAGCGCCAGCACGATACACACCGGTGGTCGGCTCAGAGCCAAAGTTCAAGGCCGGAGATCCAACCGAGCCGTTTACCAAGCTAATCGTAGAAGAGCCGGCAAGAATGGTGTTTGCGTTGACCAGATTGACCGAGTCGCAGATCAGGGTAGCTTGCTGGCCCGCAGGGATCGTGGCCGTAGAGGCTCCAGACACCCCGGTGGACAACGTGATCGTGTAGTTGTTGACCGTTCCATCCGTGGCGTTTTGGATGTAGTAGACCTGAACAGTCTCAGGAACAACCACCGTCACGTTGCCAGAGAGCGTGCCCGTGAACTTCATGATCACGTTGGACGCCTCGCTGCTGGTGAGCGTGTAGGTGCCGCTGACAACCGGGTAGGTCAACTGCGTGAAGTTGAACTGGGTCGTGCGGCCCAGGCCCACGGAGTAGAAGGCGCTTCCCGAGCACACGATCATGCAAGAGTCGCCGGCTTGCAAAGCAACCGTTGTGGAGCCGTTAAAAAGCTCACCTCCGGTCGTGGAGACGGTCAGAGTACCGCTGCCAGAGTTACGCAAGAACATGAACCAGTTGTTGCCTAGAGTGGCAGCAGAGTTCAGAGTCAGGGTTCCAGCGCCGCCGGTCCATACATAGGTCTGAGCGCGGAAGGCGACTGTGGCAGAAGTGTTGGAGGAGAACGTAGTGACCGGATGGCTTGCGTTGAGCGTGTTGCTCACAGCCAAGAGGCCGTACCCAGCCAGGGTTGCAGCATCGACGTTGCTCGTGCCAACACCAAACGCAATCAGTCCCCAGGTTCCATAAACATCAGGATTGGTTCTGATGTAGATGTACTTGGCCTCACCCGGTGCAATCGTGACGATGGCGCCATTGTCATCAAACGTGCGAACAGCAAACGAGTTAGAGCCGACGTTACGGATCAGGGCATCGTTACCGACGGAAGTCTGGTTCGCCGGCGGCATCCACAGCTCAAGGCTTGCGGCGGTCGCGGTGACATCCATGATCCGCGCAGCGTAGTCATCCGTAGCGTTGCCGTTGATCGGCCACTGAAGCTGCGTGTTTGCGGACAGCGTGACCGCACGATAAGAAACGTCCGTCGGCTGAATGACGTTTCCGGTGAATGGGCTGTTGTAGCTCATCTGGTGATCCTTTAACTATCGACCGCAATCGCTTGGCGGTCAGCCACGCGCAGTTTGTCCTCGGCAGTCAGAACCTGCATGGCTTGCTGGTACATGGCCTGCCACAGTTGAACGCGGCTATCGTTCTTCAAGAAGGGCATCGCTTGCAGCAGCGATCCGTATAGGAGGGCTTGCGGGGCGTATTGGGTGAACCAGTTGGTCTGGTTGCTCGAGTCCAGAGGCTGCACGCGCTCGTAGTACAGGACTTCAAAGTTGTAGGCGACATCAGGCGTCGGAGCTACCAGCCAATGGGTGAAGTCGTAGTCGGTGTAGAACTTGGGCACATCCGTGTTGGTCGGATCGGGCCAGTACTCACGCAGGTACTCGTAGCGGCGCAGCAAGACGGGCTGGCGCTTGCCATCGACCGTGATGTTCATGGAGACAGTCTTGCGCCACCGGGCCGGCTTGTTGATCACCGGATCGTCAGCCGTCATCTGGCTGGTCTGGACAGTCAGGTTGCCAAGGAACTTGATCTGGCTGGCGATGATCTGCTCGGCCAACATCACGAAGGTGGGGATCTTCTCCAGAGTGGCAATGTCCGTGCGCTCCAGATACGTCGCAACGTCAGCCACTAGCGAGTCATACGTCATTACGGCGGCTGTCGTCATCACCACACCTTTTTCTTGATTGAGTCAGGCTGTGGAACAAACTGCTTGCCTTGGCGCGTTCCCTCTCGTTTTGCACGGGTTGTCGCCCCATACTCGGCGGGAGTTAACTTTTCGCGGGCCTGTTTTGGCAGATACCGTTCCCCAGTCGCCTCTTTACCCTGAGTGGACGGCTTCCCGGATCGGGTACCCCAATCTTCCCGCGTCCACTTGCTTAATGAATTATCCGCCTTTTTAGGCCCCTTGTAACCCCCTCCGCTGCTCTTGTACTTCTGGGTGGCAAGCTGGGCTTTACGGGCGCTCCACTGCCCCGGAGAGCCTCCTTTGCCCGAGGCCTTTACCTGGGACACAATCCGCTTCCACTTGGCCGGATTGGTCTTTGTGGCTGTACTCATAACGCCTCCTATGCCGTCAGAACTTCTTGAGCATGGCGGATGTGCGCGATCCGGTCATCCAAACCTATGGTGCCGCCGTTGATCTTCTTAGTCATGGCGATGTAGTCTTTAGCATCAGCCTCTTTGTTAAGCTGGCGCTTGTTCCAGTACCACCCAGCCGTGAGAGCTGCGTATTTGGGGACTAGGACATAGTCCGGGGAGTGGACAAAGTCCATCCCTAAAGCGTCTCCAGCTAGGGTGTAGTTGTCCTTGCCGGTGAGCTGGATCAGCCCCCGCCCGTGGTACAGCCAGCCGTCCCCGGTTTCCTCGGTGCCGTTGCCCATACGCCCGCCATAGACCCGATTGGCGATCTTCTCGGGGTTTCGGTGGTAGGGCTGGGCGGCCTCGAGCGTCGGGAAGCGGCTGGGCCAAGTCTTCATCAGCGCTTCGGCGGAGTAGTTGAGGTTCTCTTCCAGAGTCCGAAAGTTGGCAGACTCATGAGCGCATTGACCAATGAACGCAGCCTGACGGCTAGGAGTGTTGATTTCATAGCGGTGAAAGACTTCCTCCAGCGGTTCAACCCACTGGACATCAATCTTGAGTTTGGCAAGGGTGTTGGCGAGGCTCATCATTTAACTGCGGGTGCTTTAGAGAGAAGGTCAGTTTTAGCCTGAGAGCCAGCGCTAGAACCAAAATAATACGCAATGATGCCAGTCCAGGCGGTGCCAAGGGAACCGAGCATCATCAGGATAGGCGGGTTGTTGGAGTCCACTCGCCCAAGCAGCATCATTACGAGGATGCCGAAGAACCCGACGGTGACGATTGCAGCCAGAACCGGGGGAACGATGGAGCGGGTGGTGGCCTGCATCTCCCTGGCAGACTTCCTGTCATCCACCGCCAGTTTCTCAAAGTTCAGACCCAGCTCGTTAGCCTGCTTCTGGAGGTCAATCTCAGCGATCTTGATCTGCGCGATCTGCTCGGAGGTCAGTTTGCCGCTGGAGATAAGGTCCTGAACCTTTTCAGGCTCCACTCCAATCGCTTTGGATACTGCGGAGACAGCCATACCCATCAAGGGCCCACCCATCGCAGTAGCGATAGTGGGGGCGATTTGTTTGAGCCATTCCATTACTGTTTACTCCTTGAAAGCATGGTTGCTGCGATCTGCAAGAGGACGCGGTACTGATCCACATCCGGCGGTTCTTCTTTCCATCCCACGGTGATCTGGCCGACCAGCTTCCCAGGCTCTGGAGGAACCCCCACCCGGCAGCCGTAGGTCATTCCCTTTTCCATGTACCACAGACCAATCTCAGACTGCGCGGTCTTGTAGTGACTGCACGGGATCTCACCGGCCATCAGCGCCACAACGTCCCTATTGTTGGCGACATTGGAGGTGAAAAGGCCCACATCCAGCCCGTCGTGCTCCTTCTCCCTGCCCTGCTTGGTGTACGCCCGATGCAAGACGCGGGTGCCAAACATGGGGTTCACCTTGAATATAGCTACGACTGTAGCGTCGGTGTTCCGAAATAGATGCGCCGCAGCATCCTCCACTCGATCTTCAGCGATGCTGGGGAGCTTTTGCTGCTCCTTGTAGGCCCCGATCAGGAAGGCTTGGTTCTGCCAGACAAAGTACCCCACGAACGC